CTTCGCGGCGATCATGAGCCCGCGCAGGCACGACGCGGCGAGGTTCAACACCTCCTCCGGGTCGTACATTTCCATCAAGTCCTGTTGGAAGAACTTGATGGCCGCGTCTATCTCCCACTGTTTGTGCTTAGGGCGCGGTAGATTTTGGGGCTGAAAGGTTCTGCCAGCCCACCGCCCGGTTCGAGTAGCGCCGCAAAAAACAAGTAGGTTACGTAAGCGTCCCAAAACGGATTGTGCAAGTACGCGTTTATACTTAGCGGTGGAAGCCTTAGATGCTTGCTGTCTAACACGCAGCAACTCCTTAATATGCTCTGGTAGTGCTTCATCTTCGAGTCTACGCTCCACAGTGTCAGCAGTCAGGTCTGGCAAATGCACGCCGTAGTCTGCCATGTACGCCAGGAGACGGTCCCGTTGCGTCGTCGCTTGCACAGCACCATCCGTCAGCTCTGTCGTCTTGTCAGCAAAACGCTTCTTGGCGCGCGTCGTCGATATGATAGCGCCGGCCGCTAGGCGTTGGTCCATCTGGACGCCCTTGCGGTTCATCTTCTGGTCGAGGTGCCATACGCGCCACATGCGCGGCGTTGCGTTCCACTTCGGGCACTTCCTATAGATGGCGCGCATGCTGGTGATATCCATGCCACCGTAGTGGAGGAACTCCTTCCACTCGTTGGGCAGGCGCGACGGCAGCCAGTAGCGTGTGCCGTGTATGTCGCAAAGCACGCCGTCTTTCTTCGGCACGCAGAACATCTGAATCAGCTCGTGGCCACGTTTGTCCTTGGCTTCCTCGATGCCAAGTTTGAAGATCGTAGACAGCTTATCCAGGCCACCGGGCAGGCCGTGCATACGAGCCAGGGCCATTGTGCAGCGCCATTTCGATAGATCGACGACAGGCCACCATGTTGTGGTGTCGAGGAGTGTTTGCTCGAACTCCGCGCCATGTGCCCATATCTCGTCGGCCCGCTCGGCGGCCTGGATAAGCTGTTTAGAAGGGGGAATGACCTTGGACCCGCGAATCAGGTCTTCAACATGCACCTCACCGTCGTCGATGGCCCATTGCGCCATGATGACCTGGGCTTTGGTTGCATACTTCGCCACACCCTGTTTGATAGGAATGGGCGAGCGAGTCTCAAGGTCAATCCAGAGTTTCATACATACACCACTGTTGGCCAACGAGCGCTTATAATAAGATAGTGGTCGGGAACATCCCACAATATCCAGGCGTTAGCGCCCCACGAATACTTATACCTAGGTTTCATGTGTGACGCCTGTGAAGCCTTGATACTTGGATGACACGGGGCGTGAGCCCCGTGCCGTCGTCTATCACCGCCAACGTGTTGGCGGAGGTGGCTGGCGGTTCTTTCGGCATGATGAAATACAACACCTTGCCCTTAAACCAATGCGCCGGGTTGTAATCCGACCGCCACTGCACCTTGTCACCTCGTGCTGCCATGTCAGCTCAGAAGCTGAATCAGGTTGCCGCCTGTCGAGCCCTTGCTAGGGTCCGTCAGACGCTTTGCCAGGGTGAACACTGCAAATGCAGTGCCCACCGCAGCGCCCTTGCTGCTCTGGTTGTCGCGCTGGATGTCCTTGAACACCTTCTCCATGTTGACTGCGGCCCGCTTGGCGGCGTTGCGCTCGCCCAGCGGCAGGGCTTGCACCAACTCCTCGATCAACGCGAGGTTGTGCTCGATGGAGTCAGTGAACATCGCGCCGCTCATGGCAACAGCTCGTCGGTGACAATGATGTCGTTCGTCCGCGCTTCCAGCACTTCCACTCCGAGGTAGGAATAGCTGAACGCGGTGTCGAACACGTGCTCCGGCACGCCACACGCACGGAACTTATCTTCCAGGCGGTCGGTGAAGTGGTCGTACAGGTCCGTGGGAAGGTAGATGTACTTGGCCTTACGGCCGAAGTTCAACACCTCGAAGTTGCGGATGAAAATGCGGACAATCTGCTCCATGTCCGTCTTGATGGCATTGGATTTCATGTTGGGCTCCGAACGTTGTTGTGGTGTTCCTGCGGGAACACCGCGCTACACGTCTCCAATCGAGTAGAGAGGAGAGACAGGCGTTTTCGTCGTCGCGCGGGTTGCCTTCGATCAGCTCAGAAGTGGGTCTGAAGCTTCGTCGCTGATGTCGTCGAACTCGTCAGCGTCCGCCGCCTTGCCGCCGCCATTGAAGGCGTCGCCGTCGCGGAGGAACTGTACGCCCCGGAGGTTGGCGTTGATGCGCTTGCCGTGCTCCTTGTGGTCCTGAGCCCATATCTCCAGCAGGGCGACGACGTAGCAGCCGGAGTACGGCTTGCCGTCCGCCTGTGACAGCTCGTTGCGCATTTGGTCGAGGATGGTTGGACGCACCTTCGAGTTGGCCGCGACGAACAGGTTGCCCTCGAAGCCTTCGTACTCAGCCTTGGTGGCTCCATCGTGCAGCGCCAGCTTGTCCTGCTTATCCAGCGCGGCGTAGATGGTCTGCCACTTGTCAGGCCACTTCTCCTTGGCGGCGGCCTTCATGACGTTCTTGAATTCGGTGACCTGCGGGTGGTCGGGCGGGATTATAAACCGGCCGCCGAAAGACTCCTTATACGGCGTGAACAAGTTGGGGAATGCCAGTCGTGCGTCTCTGAGTTTAAACTTCATGGTCGTCGTTCCTGTGTTGCGGTTACTGTTAGCGGATTCGCGCGCCTCGGTAGAACCCTTTCGGCTCGCAGCACGCAGCCTGAATGTATTCAGACTCCGTGTCAACTTTGCGACGTGTCCAGTACGGGTCGAATGCTGGCTTCTCATCGCGAGCCCGGCGCTCACGCGGCTGCTTCTGTTTCGGAAGGGCCATCAGCGCACTCCTACACGCCAGTGTTCGAGGCTGGTAAACGACTTCGCGAACTCGTACGCCTCTGCGCGCGTCTCGAAGTCGAGGTTGCTCTCGCCAGGGTTCTCGACCGAGACAAACTCGGTCTTGCTCGCACGGGCAAGGTATTCCTCCTCATGCGAGCCGGGAGTCTCTCTGAAAATGACTACCTTGCTCATGGTTGATCCTCTGTTGAAATTTCGTCGTCAAACTCGGAGGCGTCGGCTTTGCCAGCAGCCGGCCGAGGGTCAGAACCCAACGCGATAGACAACGAGGGCTTCGCGTTGGTGATGTACTTCTTCCAGTGTTGGTCCCAATGCTCTTGGAACTTCTTGCCTTTGAGCTTCGTGCGCGCCTTCAACAGCGTTTCGAACTGCGGCGCTGTTACTGTCTGTTGTGGCAGATACGCGGCTGCGCCGACAGCGCCAACCATGAGCCCTTCAACCTCGTCTTTCTGCGTTGGGTCCCACATGCGCTTACCGGCCTTGCCGGAGACGAGCTTGAGCGGCTTGCCGTCTGGACCTATCACGGTTCCCTTGGGAACATTCTCCCACAGCGCTTTGTTGACTACCTTAACCCATTGCATGACCAACGGTAGCGCAGCATACGCCTTGGAAAGCGCTTCTAGGGTGCGCGGCTCCTCGAATCCGATTGGAGCGCCTGTCTCCTCGTCGAACTCCGTCTTGACTTCCTCAGCCACGCGCCGATTGAAGGCTTTGCACGTCAGTCTGGCGTTACACCAACGGCACACTTTCTCGTCGGAGTACAGGAACTCCTCCATCTTGGGATCATCGACGCCCAGCGTCATAGCTTCCTGGCCGCGAGCGATGGCTAGCCGCACTTCGTCGGCGAACGTCTCAAGCTCCTCGGCTGTAATCTCGAATTCGTCGATGTGGTCGAGCCGGGGTTGGCATATGACCGCAACGAACTTGGTGACCTTGTAGCCCAGCTCCTTGGCCTTCTTCCACGCGCCCAGCAGGTAGTTGCCGCACTGCGTGTTGATTTTGCGCTTATCAGCGCCGGGAGCCGGGAAGTAACCGGCCCACACCTTCTCGCCCATGCCGTACTTCAAGTCGGCGGCTATCAGCATGTAACAGCCGGGCTCGTCGGGGATTTCCACGAGTATAACAGCGTCGGACGTTCCACCTTGCGGCGCGATGCCCGAACCCGAGCACACGTCGCATGTTGGGTCAGGCTCCGTGCTGTGGTCTAGGCACTTCCAGCACGGCCCTTCGCCCAGGTAGTCGCCTAGGTCAACCCTGTGCTCGATGAACAGCACGCCGCCCATAGCGCGACGGCGCACGTCATCAACGTACTGCTGCACGAAGTCAACTCTCTCCGAGTCAACTTCCCACTCCTTCTGGCCCACCTTTATAGTCAGGTCGGGATAGTCACCAGCGTCCTTGTAGTTCTGCAACGCCCAGGCCGCGAGAGTGTGTGACGCTGTGCCGTCGTCTGCAAAGTCTGACGTGCCGCCCGGTACTTGGTTCTCGGGCTGGGCCATCGCGCCGTGGCAGTGCATCCACATGTGCGACTTCGAGGGTGACCAGAAGGAGTGCGCCATGGCTTACCCCTTAACCACGTTAACGCGACCGTAGACCTGCTTCAGCTCGCCGAAATACTCGGGAGTGTGGTTCAAGGCAACCACGACAGCCACGGCGTGGTGCTCGAAATCGCCGGGGTTGGTCGGCACCACGATTTCCTCGCCGAGGTGCAACTTCACCTTCTTGGGAACGGTGTAGCTGTACACCTTGTGGACGTTGTGGCCATGCACGAAGCGTACGCCGACGATGTTGTGTGTCGGCTTCTTCACTTTGACAGCCTTCGACGGCTTCACTGCTTTTGTCTTCGTCTTCACGGTGGTCTCCTGGGCAACAGCCTGTAGTTTCTGAGCGTCGCAATGTTGCACACCGCCAGCGGTGTACTCTTTCAGGGTCGCCGGCAGCTCGCCAGCCAGCGCTCGGCTCCAGACTGCCTGGAGAATACCGAGCCAGTCACGGTAGGGCTTGTCATTGAACGGACGATGCGCCCGACAGTGTTGTTCCACGCGCAAGTAGAATCGGTTGTAGCCGAGCACGGAAAGCTGGCGGCGCAACGCCTGTATGAACTCGGCCGTGTCGGTCCGCATCTTGTCGTACTCGGCAATCGAGCCGCGCTCTGCCTTGTAGCTTCTGTACCGGTGCTGCGCGTACAGGCACTGCGTGTCCCATAGCGGTTGGGTGGTCATGTAGCGCTTCATAGCCTCTGTTTCAGTGTGCATTGGGGTAGCTCCTGTGTGGTGGCGTCCAGTAGTTCCCGTCACCTAACGGGACACTGTTATCCCAAGGGTTCACGCGGCTTTCTCGGCGTCGTCTTCGCCCAAGTTCAGGTGGTTATAGCGCCGGCCGGTGAGCGCCTTGTAATCGCGCTCGTACGAGGCGCTACGCGGGCCGTTCGCTCGGATGAAACCGCGCAGGAGCTTCGAGCCGGCAGGGTTGCGGCGTCCAGCGTGAAAACGGTTCGAAAAGTAGTTCTTCCCGATGTTGGTATCGCGCGGGTGCGTCATGAGACGCATTTCCATGCCGAGCGCGAAAATTTCGAGCAGGTCGCGGTATGTCCAGCGGCGGGCGGCGAGGGCTCGGCGCGCGGCGAGCTTTTCGGCTTCGCGCTTTCTGGCAAAGTGAAGATCCTCGGACTGGTCTGTTATGTTCATGTTCGCTGTTACCTGTGTGCTGTTTATGTTCAGTGTTCCCGTGGGAACCGGCGCGCATCACTCGTTATTCAGTCTGTGACGGCCTAGGCGTTGGTCTTTCAACGCTGTACCGTCGCTGTCGAGCCGCGCTACGCGCCGGTTGGTAGCCCTATGCTACCTCAGCCCTCCAAATCGGGCTCGCCGTCTACCAGACCGAACTCCTCATTCACCTTGGCGATGAATTTGGCGATATTGGCCGGCGACTGCTTCTGCATGGCGCTGACGCTCGCCGCCTTGAACTCCTTGAGGAGCGTAATCGCCGTGTCGCGGTTCGGACCGGTGTCCTTCTTGTTCTCGATCATCGCGGCTACCGCCGCCGCAACGCCCGCCGCATCGGCGGTAAACCTGCCAGTCGGGCTAGTGTCCTCGTCGCCGCTGCCTTCCGCCTCGGCCTCTGCGGCTTCTAGGGCCGCCTTGGCTGCCGCAGCGTCCGCAGCAGCCTTCTTCTCCGCAGCAGTCGGCCTCTTGGCACCAGCCGTATTGGCTGACGGCTTGCTCTCCGCCTTCTTATCGGGCTCCGCGCCGGCCGCCGTGCGCGTGGCGGGTCCGGTGTGGGCACCCTGTAGGAACGCGAGGTACTGACCTGCGACTTCGAGAACAACGGCTGAATCGCCTGTATCGCCTTTGAGTTTGGTGGCCTCGGCGAGGGCCACTGCGCGTACTGCTTCGGACATGGGAGACTCCTGATCGTTTCGGTTTGGGTTAAGGTCGAAGCCGGCGTAGTAGATACTAACGCACGGCGCTATGCAAGCAATTCTTCATCAGTTGGGTTGTGTTCCACACTCGCGTCGTCATCCAACCCTTGTATGTGCGCCATAACATCCTTGCCGTAGGCTTTTACCCATCTGGCATGATTCTTGAGAATCGCGACGCGGAAACGATGGTCCCCAACACGTATGCGCTGACAGACACCGTTGAACGGTGGCCGCGCAAGAATCTTGCCAACTCTGTGCATGTTCGGACGCGATGGCGTCTGCCTATGCACGAAGGCCATTGCTTCCTCAACCAGCACAACGTCTCGCGAGAAGATACCAGCGCCCGACTCGTGCGCCACTATAAGCGCCTCAAGATCACTGGCCGCGCTCGCCTCAACCATGTCTCGCCGGTCGTCTGTAACGATAGCCGGCGCATCAGCGGTGAAGTCGAGGATTGGGGTGTTGAGGAAGTAGTGCCTCAAAACGCCCGCAGCTCGTGGCTGCAAAAGGAACTCATGGTATATCCACCGCGTCTCGCGCGGCGTCATCTTCTTCGCGCGCAGCTCGTGAATACCCCACTTTCTATTGGCGTTCGTGATCGTCGCCGCATCGTCCGCATTGGTAGAGGCTGTCACGAGTGTTAGGTTTGGCATCGTATATGCCACTTGGTGCATGGCACGCACCGGTACCGTGTCGTCGGCTATCCATACTTCTACCTTCTTCGTGATGCGGTCGCGCTCACCTCGCGAGCCAGCCCTAAACTCTTTAAGGCTGATGTGCCATGCATCTTGGAGGAACCCCGTGAACGCATCGTTGAGTTGGTCGAAGGTAACCTCTTTCGAGTATTCCCGACCGACGAGGAGCTGTGGGATTTTGCCAGTGAGCGTACTTTTGCCGTTGCCTTCTTCCTCAGACCAGATGAGCGGAGCGCTTCTGATCTTGACGCCTGGGAACTGGACGACGTGAGCGTAGAGCTGAATGAGCCATTCCCTATACGAGACATCGGTAATACGTCCGAATATCCAGTCGATCTTTTCCAACTCAAGAGCAGTCGGTTCAATTGGCTCTGGTAGCCTGTTTCTATACGTGTTGGCATAGCGGTCGCCTTCAAAATCGAACATGGCGCCTTCTCCTGGGTTGAAACCAAGTTTGTCGGCGTACTTCTTTGTTGTGGAGCCTTCCAAAAGTGCTACAGGGTCCATGCGGCGTATGCCTTTTGTTCGCGGCATCATTGAGGCGAATTGGTGTCGCAAGTCGCTATCGTTGAGGATGATAGCGTGCGCCTCAGTGTCGAAATATTTGCCGAGCCGCCTCACGTATACGAGCCGTTTCTCCAAGGCAGCCTGCGCCTCTACCTTCTTCACCTCGGCTTGCTTTTTGAGCTTCTCAGCCGTGCTCTCTATGTCGTCAACCTCGGGCTCTACTTCGAACTCGTCTTTGTCCGCTGGGACCTGCGCAACGTCCGCCGCGAGAGTAACAACATTCTTACCCGCTGCCGATGAGAAGGACACCCACCGTACTTTAAGAGTATCCATTCCTTGGTAACGCGGCGAGCCATCATCACGAGTTGAGTCATCTGTAGCGCTCCATTGGTCCCACAGCTCCAACCCCTCTTGCGCGCCGCCTGTCTGGTCGTGCAGCGCGAATCCAACTTTCAACCAGTCGTCGTGGTTGGATACATCCAACTTCTCGCGTTTTATCTTCTGGTACATCGCCTTGCGCACGGTGTCTATCGTGACATTGGCGCGTGGAGTTTGTTGCTGGTTGACTGGCGCGCTCGCGGCGAGTGAGCGCCACAGCGCGAGGAGCTGTGCGGGGATGGGTGGCGGGTTGCTCCAGTGCCCGAGCATTTTGTCGCCGTACACCCACGTGTAAGGCTTCTTCGTATCGGGGTGTATGGTCGGCGGAAGCACGTCTTGGACTGACTTCCCTTCGCTCGTCGCGGAGCGCAACTCAATGCCGCTCTCTTTCGGCTTGAGTGTTCTCATGGGAATCTTCATGCGGTACAGGAGCTTTGCCCGCCCCGCGCGACCGGACATGATCTTGACCGCCTCGGGCGCGTTCAGCAGTGCATCAACGTCAATCCCATGCTCTGCAAGGAATGGCCTCGCCAAGTCGAGGTTGTCTATGTCCAGAGCGCACGTGCCACTGATAGCGTGCATGAGCCCCGCGCCACAGCCTATCTCCGCGATGTCCAGGCAGTCTTGCTGCGTGAGCGCGTTCTCCGGCTCGTTCCAGTCGTCGGCGAGCGGAGCTTTCTTGCCCGGCTCAATGCGGCACAGCGCCCACCCATGTGCTTGGTATTCGGCGAAGCTCATGACTCATCCTCGAATTCGTCAGCCGTCGCCGGAGCTTTCGTCCAACCGCTCGCTGACCATACCCACCCCGTCTGTGACGACCGAGGATAGAGCGATGGGCCCCACGAAAATCCGTCGTCATCCCACCAATGGTTTGGGAACCAGTCCTCGGCAGCCATTACTTGGCCACTAAGCCAGCATACGGACACTTACCGCATGCCTCGCACAGCTCGCGTTGGTCGAGCCGCATGACTAGGTTGAATTGTTGGGAGGCGTGCACGAGGCGCTGCGCGAGCGCGGCGCTGGCTTTACGCCGGCCGCTGGCTATGTGCCTTAGCTGTGGGACGGATGTCTTAGCCGCCTTGGCTAGCTGGCGGGCTTGGTCTGCGGTGGCCACGGTCAGCCAGTCGCGTAGGGCAGTATTGGGGCGAGCCATGCCGGTCTCCTGGGTGCAGGAGCGGCACGGTATCAAAAGCTAAGCTTGGAAAGCAAGTCGAGGTTCCCAGCGGGAACCTCGACTGCATCTCAGAGAGCGAATGCCCGCTCGCTGAGCATGATGAGCTGGAGACCGAAATCCCTTAGTCGTCGTGTTGCTACGTCATGCTCTGGCATGGAACATGCACGTAGTTCGCAGCACACCCCCATCGCCTCCACTACCCGACTGACCGAATACACCTCGATAAGTCGGGCTATAGTGAGCTGTAGCTCATAGTCGGGCGGTTGGGGTGTCACTGCGTTCACGCGGCGGCTCGCTGCTCACGTATGGCAGCGAGGTTGATCGGGAAGAACACTCCAGTCTTGGTGTGGAACGCCTCGCCAGCTTCGATTGACTTCTCCACGTCTTTGGATGTGTGAGCTGTCAGTCCTGCGGCCTTGGCTAGTTGCGCCATTATAATGTTGATAGTCTCGCGCGCCTCGACACTGTTGGCCGCCTGGAGGTTTTTGGTTATGTTGGTGAGCTGTTCAGCCATGCTGATAGCGCGTTTCTTGAGCGCGTCAACGCTAAACTTCCGTTTTGCCTTCGGCGTGGCTAACGCCGCCTTGGTCACCTTGTGCGCTGCCAAGGTGCGAATGTCGTAGCCGGCGCGTATATAACCGCGTACCGTGCTGAGAGAGCTTCGCGCGAACGCTGTGCGCGAGCGCATCATGTCGGCATCGGGTTTCGGCTCCATGGCCTGAGCCACCTTGTTGACGGCCTCGGTGAAGCGCTTGGCAACCGCCTCGAACGCCGCGAGATGCGCTTTCGTGGTTTCCTCGTTTAGCTTTTCGCTCTTAACGTTGCGCATGCGTGGCGGTGAACCCAACTCCGCCTGGGTAGTACCCACAACCGCCTTGAGGAACGTGCCGCGCGCACCGCTGGAGGCAATGTCAGCCTCCAGAATGGTGTGCGCCAGCTTCTCTACGTCCGTGGCTGTCGCGATGTACTGGTTCGTTTCAATAGACATTGTTGCAAACTCCTGTGGTAGTAAAAACTATGATCTTTCCGACTCGACACATTGCGTAGCATTTGCTATTAGACCCTCAACTCATCGTTATGTCAACAGTTTGAAGGCCGCACCTTGTACGATGCAAGGTGCGTGCCATCCCCTAAAATTCGAAGTAATCGCTATTAAACCAGAACGTCGGCACTATCGGCATGTAATCCTGCATGCCGTTGTTGCTCTGCACTGTAGGTGTTACATCGTGGCTGTGGCTGCACGGGCAGTCCTGCCAACGCGCAGCGTTGGACGGAGACAGCGTTACCGCTGGGTCTCCCGCTTCGTACCAAGGCTCTACGGAGGCTTCTAGGGCGTGCATGTCGCGCGCCTTGTCTGCGCCCGAGCGCGTGGCGAATACCCAGGGCTCGCGCACGCTGTGCGGTGTTCCGTTGGGCTCAGTCCAATGCACGGAGTCCCCCACGAAGCGCGGCTTGCGCAGGAAGACGTTAGCCTTTGTTGGGTGTCTGATTACGAACTTCATGGTAGAGCCTCATCATAAGGTTGAATTCACGCATAGCCTCGCGCACGTCTTCTTGGTCCAGGGCTATCTCCAGCTTGCGCGCGTGTTGGAGTAGCCGTTGCTCCTTTGTTGGGTTGGTAACGTGCATGATCGCATCGAGCGGTGGTAGGACGTACTTCACAGTTTTACCATTGGCTGAGCCCACCACAAGTCGTGAAACGTCAGCGTCGAGTCACCGCCAGGGCGCGTTCTGGTCGTATACGTCATGACGCTGCCGTGCGGTTTCCAACCGCCTCTCATCATGTTAGTCACATCAAGGCTTAGCTGCTCAGCGGAGTCCGCCAGTATAACCTTGTATAGCGGCTGCCCCACAACGTAGTCATTCTTGCCCAAGGTCTCGATGGCGTCATAGCCCGCCGCCTCGCATAGAGCTTCTACCAACTCTCGCATTTCTGCGCCGTTGTCCCTGTCCCACTGCGCACCGCTATGGGAAAATGCGACGCTGAAGTAATGAGCTAACAGCTCCACAGCACGATCTTTCTGATTTCGTCTTGGACTCATTATGGTACTCCCGCCGCGTCGAAGAACGCCTTGGCATCTCGCCGCCCCGCCTTGGTGTGCGGGAAGCCCAACGCGAGAGCTACCTGGGTCACGCAGTCATACCAAACCTTGCGCTGCGCGTCGTTTAGCACAACTCGCGTTCCTGGCAGGACCGGCGGTCGCGCCTTTAATAGCGCAAGTGCAACTCGTTGATGCTCTGTTTTCATGAAAGCAACTCCTCGTCTGTCATCTGTTCAATCGGTTTACGCGTTGTGGGTCCGCGCATGATGTTACGGCATTGCTTGGCCCACTGCCGCATTTCGTTCGCGTCAAGCTCTCCAGGCTTGCTGCGCTGGCCTTTTGCTTGGACGCTGGCCTCATCCTCCAGCAAACGCACGAGCGTCGCTAGGCGGCGCTCGGATAGCTCTGGATCAATCGCCCATTGGCTCATAGCGTGCCGCATCCGCAGTCATACGGGTGCCGTGGAGACGCACACTGCTTAGCCGGTCTCCTGGGCTCCTCGCCGCCTCGCGGGCGCGCGTTCTTGTGGAGCTGTCTCCAGTCAATCTTGGCCTCATCCAGCACAGCGCGAATACGCTTCACGGTCTCGTGCGTGATGTAACACTGATAGCCTGGGGACTTCAGCCGCAGCGGTGCCTCGGTGGACACCGCTATAGCTAGCGCTGCGAGCTTTTCTGCTGCCGTTGCCATTTCCGTCTCCTAGTTGTGGCCAATTCTACTCCCGCCAGCATACCCTCTAAATATGCTTCGGCTATCACGCCTTGCGCCTCTGCGCGCGATAGAGGTGTATTCAGTGTTGCCATCTTGCCCATGGCGTATTTGCACGCTTTAGCTTTCGGTTTCATGCTTGTCTAACCTTGCGCCGTTTGATCCGCACAGCTAGCTCTGGCTGATTGTCGCGGTACTCTTTGACTGAAGCTCGGGCGCTCTCGCGCGTGCGCTCGCTGCTGACAATCTCCCAACCGGCGCAAGTCTGTTGCTCAATGTCGTATTCATCTTGCCACTTGGCAAGGCGCATGCGGCAGTACATGCAGCGCCCGTTGTGTCGGCCGTAGTACGTGCGCCCGTCAATACCAATGGCCCAAAAGCTTCCTTTCACTCCGGCGTCGCGGCCAAAGCAAACAGCATTGTATGACGTGATGCGCGTCACAACGGCCAGCAGCTCGCCATTCCAGGTTGTGATGGCTCCACGCGAGGCAGCAACGCCAGTCAGCTTGTACACTGCTGCCGCATGCTCGGGCTTGGGTGCTGCCAGATAGGCTAAATAGTTTTGGCCATGCTTCAGCGGTTGGAGCCTGAAGCGTATAGCCTCAGCCAAGCCGCGCTCGTCGTTGGTTGGGATATCGTGCGGGCACTCCTCTGGTTTATAGCCGTATGAGCCGCGCTTGCTCATGCGACCCGTGCGCCTGCACCATGCCTCTATCATCTTGTCACGGTACAGAACGGCATGCATAAAACCTACTTCGGTCGGATAGACGTGATTCATGGTAGCCTCGATTCAGTTTCTCGAATAGCCTGCTTCAGCGCGTAGTCGCGCCGCATGCCCGGATTATGACGCTGTAGCTCGTTAGCTCGCGCAGCCTCAGCTTGTATACGCGCGTCGTGGCGCGAGCGCTGCAAGTTGTTCCAAGCTGGGTTTTTGTGCGAATAGCTCATGCAACTCAGCGCTCCATAATGACGAAGTTAACCTTGGTCACATTCCCACGCTGGCCAGTCACGGCGCACACTCCAAACTCGTCCATGTAGTCTGTGACGCTCCAATGTCCTTGCTTGAATTCTTCCGTTTGCTCTTTAACCCAAGCGTCTAGCGCTTTGCTCTCTGCGCCACTGATGCCCGTATAGTCGCCGTTCACCAGCGCGGAAAGGAAACGTGACCCGATGAAGAATTCGAGCATGTCAGGATCACGGCATGCGCTTTTAGGTTGCGTCCTCTCTTTATTTATTAACACGCGCATATGCGAACGGATAGCTGCATTGCGCTGCCGCATGGTCAGGTTGGGAGTTTTTACGGTACGCAATTCTCTCGCAAGAGTTGCCGCGCGTTTTCTAATCTCCGACATGTTTGTAACTACCTTCATTTGCGCACCCTCTTGAACTGTGAAGCCTCGCGCGCCTTGCGCGAGAGCTTTATTGCGTATATGACAGCCTCACGACGCTGCCATTGTACGTACGTTTGCTTCCAGGCTCCGCGCGGGAGCATGCCGGCGTTCTTGCGGTACTGATACGCAACGAATTTGACAACCAACGGGTCACTCGCAGCGTCGGTTATGTAGCCTTCGCGTGTTTCTACTGTGACGAAACCGGCGACCGTCTTACCTTTCACCTTGACGGACGCCGGTACGCTGAAAAAGCTATCGGCTCTCTCACCAATGCGCATCAGCTTGCGGACCTTGCCATCACTGCACATTGCCGCACCAGCAATATACCAACCAAACGGGAATAGTTGGCGCACCCATGTATCATGCGCGTAGTATCGGTGCCGAACGCTCATATGTGCACCTTCCCGTCATCTCCTACATACGGGTCGCACGGGCTGTAGACCTTGGCAGCCTTGGTCAGCAGCGCGCCTTTAGTACCATAGCCACGGTCCCAAAAACCCGCGCCATGGCCGTTGCGCGTGAGCCAAAAGTCATGGCCGTGTTGCGAGTCGTCCAGGCTGCACTCCATCAGTAGCGCTTCGTTGGCGCGGTAAAAATCAATGCATTCCCGAATGCTCGCGCGCTTCGTTACCGGCGCGATGTCGTCAACGGTGTAGCCGTATCTCTCCATGCTTGTGTCGTCGTTCTCCTTCATACCCGGAGCGCCGTCTGCCGTGCTGGACCACAGCATGCACTCGAAATACGCGGCGACGAACGTGCGGAGCGCTTTGCGCTCTGTTGAGTTGTTCATTACTGCAACCTCGCGTCCGCGTGACCTTCGACCATTGCCACGTAATCTATGGCAGCCAACTCCCGTAGGTTCATGCCCGCTAAGGCCTTGAGTATCATCTCGGAGTGATTAGCAGCTACCATTGCGGCTAGCTGGTAGTCGCTGCGCATCTCAAGCATGCCCGCAACTGTAGGAAGTTTTATATCCTTAGTAGCATACTGCACGAGGGCGCGCACCGTGAACAGCTTGGCTGCTGTTCTAACTGACACCTTGTATTCACCTTTGCCAGCGTATCGCCTGTGAGCGCGTTCCCCAACCAAACTCAACTCGTATATCAAATCACGGTACGGAGCGCCCGTCTTGATATCGTTAAGGCAGTCCAACAGGCTGTACGCGTGCACAATTAGAGCTGTGGTCTTCGTGTTGCTCTTTACTCGTGTCATGTTGGCGTTACTCCTGCTCGAATTCGAAACCGGCGGCATCGACCAGCGCGCGCTCCGCGCGAGTTATCTTTCCCGTACGATGCAACGCCTCAGCCAACAGCGATGGCGTCGTGTTGGGGTGCAGCTTGCCGAGAGCGTTCATCAGCTCTGGCATGGTCCCGTTGAGCCTGTAAGCATTCCCGAGCAGCTTGTCACTCGGCGCGACAGCGCTCGCAGGCTGTGTGAGCGTGCCGTCAGCGCTCAACGTCGCACACTTCGCGCCGTAATGGCGCGAGGCTCTGTCTGCAATCAGCAGTGCGAAAGCATGCGGCAAACGCAAAGGCTTGTGCTCTTGGTTGGTGAGCATCACGTTGCGCCACGTGAAGCCACCGCGACCGTCGTAGGCGGTCAGCACAAGCTGTGCGCCTCTGAATTCACGCACTACGATGTGCGAGCCGTCGCTCGCGCTCATGTTCTGCAGAATTGCCGGTTTCGTGCCGCTCATATCCATCTCCTACGTTGCTGTTAGATCACAGTGGCAGGCTCGCGATGGCAAGCCTGCTCTGTGGCCTATCAGCCGCGCGCTCCAGATACATACTCAACGCACGTGGCGTTGCTGGCGCGGTTCGCAACCGTTGCAGCTAAACTCCATTGCTTGGCGAGGCTCGTGTCCTGCCAATTGCTGCGAACGTGCTCGCTCTTGCCGTGGCAAATATCTGCCAGCGCATCCAATACGCTGGCCAAGGACCAACTGTCTACCAGAGCTTCAAGCTCTGCTCGCTTATCGTCCGTCAACCGTCGCATGTGCATACCCTCGTTGCTGTTAGACCAGAGTGGCGGGCTCGCGTTGGCAAGCCCGCTCTATGGCCTATCAGCTACGCGCCATGTCCCGAGCCAGGAAGGCTGCGCCGACCACAGCGATATTCCTGTTGCTCACCAGAATGAGCGAGGCCACCGCTACACCGTCGCGCATGACGTTCGCGCTGTAGCGCACACCTCGGCCTGCGGTGCGAACGGGGAAAGGCTTGCTTGTCTTCATATCTCTACTCCGATGGCGGCCGGACGACATGTCCGACCTACCCCGTAGCTTAGCACATGCTAGGCATAGGTCAAGGCAAATAGTGTGACGCCCGTCACATGATGGCAGAGCCGCTAGGCTGGCATGCCGTTTGCGTGTAGGTAGCTAGTGCGAGACCTTGGCTGTCGCAATTAGCGTGCCAATTGTGCCCGTTGCGCCTCGGAAAGCTATGTGCTGTCCCGATTTGTCCCGCTGTCCCATTAGGCCGAGCGTTTTATACTTTGTCTAGGAGATGAGTATTTTTAACGGTAATACCTTAATTATTATTGGGACAATGGGACAATGGGACAGAAAATAGGAAAAGACTATAAAAATAGGCATTTCACGCTGTCCCATTTGCTGTCCCATTTAGGCCCTGTTTCGAGCAAATGGGACAGAGCACGAGGCAGCATCCAGGCTGCGCTAAGCGCGCGTGTTCCCTTGGGAACATAGCCCGGATCTTGCGGCGCTGTGCACGGCGCGTGCTAACGATGCGAGTCGCCGACCGCCTGCCCGCAATATGCGCGTTGCGGCGAGGGGGTGGGGACACCCTTTTGAGGGACCCAAGTACCTGAGTGCGGAAGCCGGCGCTTGCTACCGAGCAGTCAGACGGCCTTTTCCAGAAAGGGTGGGGGTCTAGCAAAAGGTACTCAAGAATCGTGCCATTTGCAGATGGCCCCGGGCCAGAGTACAACCGTGCAAAACGGGAGGTGACGTATGCGTAAGGCACTACTGGTAGCGCTCGCGGTTCTCGCGGCGGGCGCTGTGGGTTTCAACGTGGGGCTAGCGGTGAGCGGACCCCTCCGGGTCAAATGCGAGGGACCCAAGCAGCATGTTGTATTAAAGGACTCCGGAGCCCTCGATGGAGAGTCGGCGTGCGAGTTGAGTTGGGCGTACTGCTGGAGGCGGACATGAGCTGGGACATAGCATACAGCCACACGTTGGCGCTCGCGGTTGACAGGTTAGGCGCGGCTCTGGTGTTCAACCAACCTGACATCACGATCAGCTCGTTGTGCTGGATCGTGCGGCAGGTTCATTCGGAGGAAATGGTGCAGTGGTTGAAGCTGTACTGGTGGCAGCTATGGCTCCTCTGGCGTATAGGCGACTTCCTAGAATACTTCTGGCCTGGGCACTGTGCCGACGCCCGCCTGGGAGACTTGGACACAAGCCAGAGGAGTCGGGTACTCTTGGGCGCATAACGAGGAGCCCACCCCATGAAAACTGGCAGAAACGCGGACGCGCAGGCTCGGGACCACACCGAGGAAGCAATCAACGTCCTGCATGACATCATGATAGACCCGTTTCAGGAGGCGAAGGACCGTCTCCGCGCCGCCGAGTCGTTGTTGGAGCGCGGGCACGGCAAGGCCGTTTCAGCCGTCATAAGCGTGCCGCTCGAACGGCGGCAGAAGGCTGAAATGGCGGCTATGACGGACGAGGAGTTGATGGCGGCGATACGCGACACCCCGCTCCCGAGACTTGCGGCCCCCATATCCCACCAAACGTTCACCTGTGGGAGATTGTGGTGTGATGGTACGCACGAGAATGAGTTGGAGATGTGCGAAGACCGTGACCCGTTGCTGCTATGAGCGCCGCAGCCCAATTCGCGGCGGCCGAGCTACTTCGACGCCAGCGCGCCCGTACTTCACTGGCCGAGTATTCTCAGGCCATTGAAATCCCAGGCGTGCCGGTGCCCGGCGAGGCCGACAACGACGAGGAATTCTACGATCCGCTGAACGAGGCTGAGGATGTCGAGCTGGCGGACGGCACGGTGGTCAAGGGCGCTGGCAAGATCGTCAACCGCATAGACAGAAACAACATCCTATACACCCCAATCGAGGAGCGCGTTGCACTTCACCACTACGTGATGATGCTAGCGATTCAAAAATGCATTCAAACATCACGCGGCCGGCTGATGATATTCGCCCCGCCTGGGTCAGCAAAGAGCACGTACGCGTCAGTTATAGGTACGAGCTGGGCGTTGGGAAGGAATAAGAACCAACAGATAATTCTTGCGTCCTATGGTTCGTCAATCGCCGCCAAACAGAGCCGCAAAGTACGGACAATTTGCAAGAACCATATGTGGTCGTCGCTGTGGCCGTCACGCCCCTTGTTGCTGGACGACCAACGCGCAGTGGACGACTGGTCTTTAACGAATGGTTCTGCTTTGATGTCAGCCGGTCTCCTGGCTGGGATCACTGGAAACCGCGCTGATGGCGTAATCATCGACGACCCGGTGCGCAACCGCGAGGAAGCTGACTCACCAACAATACGCGAGAAGATATACAACGAATACATAGACACGGTTATGACCCGTGCAAAGCCACATATGTGGTGTATCATAATTCAAACACGATGGCATGAGGACGACCTTGCCGGCTCGATCCTCCCGCAGCAGTACGAGGGTGAGTCAGGCTTGATTCACTGCCGCGACGGGCAGAAGTGGGAGGTTTTGTGCATCCCCGCCGAGGCCGAGCGCGAGGACGATCCGCTGGGCCGACCGGTTGGGGGGTTTCTCTGGCCTGAGTGGTTCCCACGGGAACACTGGAACACGTGGCGCGACAACCCGAGAGCGCAGCGCACGTGGGCTGCCCTGTACCAACAGCGCCCAGCGCCGTTCACAGGTATCCATTTCCAACGTGACATGTTCAAGTTTTACGACCCTAGGCTTGCGCCGGTATGAAATACGCAGGATATGACGGGGCGATAGCGCTGCCGCGCTTTCTCCGTAACTACGGGGCGAGTGACTACGCCACAATGGAGCCGCAGAAGGGCAAGAAAGAGCCCGACTTCACGGAGCATGGTGTGTGGAGCATAGACAGCCAGGGTAGGCTGTTTGCCCGCGCGTGGTGGTACAAGCAGGCTGAGACAGACAAGAGCGTTGCTGCGTTCCTAAAGTTGGTTCGCATATGGAAGCCAATGAAGTGGTGGCACGAGGGCGGCAACATTGATAAGTCGTTGGCACCCTGGATACGCAAGGAAATGCGCAACACGCGCACATTCACCGTGTTGGAAGGTATGCCCTCGATCCTAGACAAGGGGCTGAAGGTACAGGCGTTCCACGGCATGGTGGCAACAGGCATGGTGTATGGTCCGTTGGGCGAGCCTTGGTGGGAGCGCATCATGGACCAGCTCGTGAAGTTCCCAGGCGGCCGATGGGACGACGCGGTGGACGTGTGCGGGCTCATTGGGCGTGGAATTGACCAGATGTGGGACGCGCAAATACCATCCCCGCAGAAGAAGCCACAGCTCGTTCCGTATACAGCCGCGTGGCTGGAGCACAATTCGATTCCCGACAAACCTAAGGTGAGGTACTTCTAATGATCCGCAACATACCCGGCTTTGCGCCAATTGCCACAGACGGCGACAAGGTTCCAACAGCAGCTCCGAAAGCGGAAACCCCGCCAGTATCGCCGTATGCGCGGGAAACACAGGTATTGAGCTTTACCCGGCAGCGCGGACGGCAGGAACCGCTAAAACAGACCCTGCGCACGGACGGTCCGACCCTGGAAATGTGGCTTAGAGCTGGCTACGACCCGAATGGCTATCCTCCGGTTGGGTACGCTGAATTGGACAGTCCAGCTCTGGTCGCGTACAAAGCGGAGATGGTAGCGGCTACTTCGAAGGAGCCTCCTGCCGGCAGCGAGAACCCAGCGTCATAGGAGCGGTGCTGAAGCACCTACCACAACATGGCTGACACTTCTACAGATGGCGCAAGCGGCGGTCCTTCGGGCGGCTACGCCGGCATAACATCGGACCCACGCCAGAACGCTGATGGCGGGATGCAGGGTGGAGACGCGGAGTCGCAACGCGGCGAGAAGCCAGAGCGCGACCCCAAGGAGGAGGCTCGTGTCCGCAAACTGTGGAAGGATTGGGAGCGTGGCCGAAAGTTTGATGAGAACTTCCGCAAGCAGGTCGCTATTGACCGGCAGTACGCTGCCGGCACTAGCGACTTGTCTTGGGCGGTCACAACCAACCTGATTGGAGCGTTCATCGACATCCTCGTGGCGCTGCTCTACGCGCGAGACCCGGATGTTAGTGTCAAGAAGTCGCCGCAGGTTGATGAGAGCGGCACTGAGCAGATGGAGGCGTTCGCGCTCACTGCACAAATCATCATTTCGCACCTATGGAAGAAGGGCAAGCTGAAGCGAGCGGCCCGTAAGAAGGTGCGCAGCATTCTTTCGACGGGCGAGGGTTGGCTCAAGGTAAACCTGCTGAGTGAAAAGCAGCCACAGCCAGAAACGGATAAGGCGCTCAACGACGCGCAGGAGACCTACCGGCGCGTCAAGGCTCAGATTGCCCTCATGGAAGACCCGGATGGCAAGAGCCAGGAGGAGTTGGAGGGCGAGCGCGAGGAGAAGGAAGCTCTCATCGCTGAGTTGGAAGGCAAACTTGAGCTGGCCGTCAATAAGATATTGGCAATCGATTTCGTTCGCACCGAGCGCATTCAAGTATCGACCGACATCGAGTCTATTGAAGACTACCTCGACGCAGGTTGGATTGGCGACGAGTCATTCATAAGCGAGGAGGATGCACTGGAGCGTTTCCCGCGCCTGCACCCCGACGAGCTGAAGACAGCCACCAAGTATTACCAGCAGCAGCCTAAGGAACTCACGACACGTGAGAATTCCAACGCGCTGCCGCAGGGCACAATGACGGCCGAGAGCGCACAGACATTCTCGCCGTCACAATCCGGCCCCGAGCAGGAAGGGTTCGTACACGTTGTGGAGATATGGGACAGACGCGACAAGCACATCCGCACTCTGATTGAGGGTGTACACGCTTGGCCGAAGGAACCGTTCATGCCGCCGTACCCGACGAGCCGGTTCTACCCGTATTTCTACACTGCGTTCTACGAAGTTGACGGCCAGCGGCACGCGCAATCCTTGTCATGGAGGCTTTACAAGCTACAAGACGAGTACAGCGCCACGCGATCCAACTTTAGGCTGACGCGCGAGCGCTCCATCCCCGGCGTGTTCTTCAATGCGACCATGTTGGATGATACGGAGGCTCGAAAGATCGAAGGGAGCAAGACTCAGGAGTTTACCGCTCTGAAACTGAGCGATCCGAGCATTCCCCTCGAATCCGCATTCGCTGCAAAGCCCGTACAGGGCATTGACCCTCGTTTGTATGACCCCACCTACATCCTCAGCGACATGGAGCGTATCTCCGGCGTACAAGAGGCTCTGAGCGCGGCTATCAACAAACCGGGTAACCCGAGCACTGCCACCGAAGCCTCAATACAGCAACAGGGCACGAATGCTCGCACGTCCAGCGACCGTGATTACTTGGAGGATACTCTGACGGAGGTTGCACAATACACGTTGGAGCAGTCCTTGCAGTGCATTACCAACCAAGAAGCCGCGCGCATTGCCGGCGTCAAGGCGTTCTGGCCTCATGGCATGTCAATTGAAGACCTGTTCACGATGGCTGAAGTTGGAATTCAAGCCGGCACTACCGGGAAGCCGAAAGCGCCAGCGGACCAGCAGGTATGGGCGACATTGCTACCGCTCATCAAGGAAACCCTGGTAGAAATCCGACAAGCGTTGGCCAATGGAGATGACTCTACAGTTCAGGTACTCACGGAACTCATAAAAGAGACCATGAAGCGCCTCGGCGACGAGACTGACCCCGACCGGTTCATCCCGAAGGCTCCGGCTCCAGGCACACCGGGAGCGGGCACCCAGCCGCCACCTGTAATGCCCACCATCAGCGTATCGCTGAAGGGCGAACTTTCCCCGGAGGCTGCGGCTGCGCTAGTATCTCCCGCTGTGGCGCTCGATCAGGCGGCTGTGCCAAAGGTTCCCGCTGCTCCGCCGGAGCCGGGAAGCCAGCCGGCTCCGCCCGCGACAGGCGTCCCAGGAATATCGCCGCCACAAGGCGGCGGACCAACATAACAACCCCACAGGTGATATATGGCGAATGAAGCAAACGGCGAATCAGGAGCAACCCACGAGGGTATTCTCGGCGCGATGGACGAAGCCCTAGGCGAACTCCTCGGAGGCGGTCATGAGACGGATTATGGAGCTGGTGACACTGGTGCCGAAGGTGGCGACGGTGTTGGTCAGGAGGAAGGCGATTCGTCTACTGATGGCGCTTCTGGAGAAGCTGATACGGGAGACCAATCAGGAGGGGACGAAGCTGGCGGCGATGAATCAGAGGGCGAAGGGTCTGAACCCGCCGCTGCCAAAGGCACCAACGAGCCAGACAAGTCATACTCCGATACCGTCAAAGACGCGACGAAGCTCGGTATTCAGCAGCGGCATGACAACGGGCAGATCAAGTCCAAAGCCGAGCTACAAGCCGAAATCGCCGCAAAGCAACAGGGCGGAGACGGAAAAGGTGGTCAGACTCCCGGTAAGAAGGAGCCCGATCCGGTAAACGATAGCATAGACAAGAACCTGCCGCAGCCTACGCAGGAGCGTATTCGTACGCTAATCGCGCGGACCAAGGAAGCCGACGAGCGCGCTGCCGCTGCCGAGGGCAGCTTCAACACGTTCGTCACGGGGCTCCAGGCGGCCGGCGTCACGCCCGAGCAGTACGGAGAGACTGTTAGCTTCCTCGGACTGTTCAACAGCGGCGAATATAAGCAGCAGTCGCAGGCGTTGGAAATACTCGAAGGTATGGCCGACCGGCTGGCGTCCTTCCTGGGCGTCGAGCGCAAGGCGAACGATCCGCTAGCCAACCATGCCGACCTTAAGCAGGCTGTGGCCAACCGGCAGATAACACCGGAGTTGGCGCGACAACAGGCCGTCATGCGCAACCAACAGTCGTTTCGCCAGGAACTCAACACACATGCGCAGAACTCGCATACAGAGGCGCAGCGCGTTGAACAAGAGCGCGCCCAGGCGTATAACGAGCTGAACCAGCTCGAAGCGCAGCTTAAGGCGTCCGACCCGTTGTACGAGCGGAAGAAAGCGGCAATTCTGCCAGCGTTGAAGGCGACCATGGCGGACATACCGTTATCAAAGCGGGCGGCTGCGTTCAAGCGGGCGTATGATGCGGCTCGTGTCGCGGCACCGCCGACGAAGAAGGCAGTAGTTCCGCCTCAACAGCCGATGCGCGCTGGCAAGTCGCCTGCGGGCTCGGGCGCGAACGCGAAGACTGGCGGCTCCGGTCTCAACAACGGTGGCCCGAAGTCGATGTTCGAGGCCATTTGGGGGGCCCCGGAGCCCGGCAAGTAACGAATTCTGGCGTGTAGCTCAGTGGTAGAGCGCCACCCTGTTAAGGTGGTAGTCGTAGGTTCGAACCCTACCGCGCCAGCCAGGAGATTTCGATGTATTACACGAACGTCAAGATCATTCGCGACAGCAACACCATCTATGGCAAGTTGGTTCCGTCGCACGAAGTGGAAGTCCTCAAGCATGTGTTCGACCCGGAGAGCGTTATCCCGCAGAAGGGGTTTGTCGTCACCGATAGGCCGTATCCATCGGCGGAAGATGAGTACCAACGCCTAATGGTGGTGTACGGACACGAGGCTGTTATAGCCGCGTACAAGACCGCTGCCGATATGTGGGAGGCAATTCCCTTACTGGCCAGGGTTGCAACGCGGGTCGTTACGGCGGTACATAACTTCCGCGCCAAGCCGCAGGAGCGCGCGGACCTTCGTATCGTCGAGCAGCCGGAGTCAACCGCTGTCGAGCAAGAGGCTCGTCGGCAGGAGCATAGGGCAGGTATGCTGCGGGCTGTGAGCGAGGCCATCGAGCTTGCCAGCAGTCGCGGCCCGAGAACGGAGGATTCAGCATGGCTGAAATGACACACATGGCGCGCTCCAAGAAGGAGCGCACCGAGTCAATGAAGCCTCGCGACATCAACGGCGACAAGTATCCGTACGGTCTGCGCGTGCGCCTCGGGCACGAGGAAATGTCTAAGCTCGGAATGGACTCGATGCCAAAGGTTGGTGACAAGGTTCACCTCCAGTCGCACGCCCACGTTGTTTCGGCGAGCGAAAGCAGCCACGAGGGCGACGAGGAGCCAAACCGTAGCGTCGAGTTGGAACTGCGGCACATGGCCATCGGCAAGCGCAAGGAAGGCACGGTCGAGGATGCGACCGCTGACGGTATGAAGGGGGCCATGGACGAGGCGCTGTCGAAGCCAGCGAAGAAGAAATGACCGAACCGACACGAAAGATTATAAGCCGTCCGCGCGCAGCGGACGGCTTGTTCATACAGCCGAAGGAGCGCGGCCCGAAGCGAGAGCAGGAAGAACTGCACAATCGCGAGCGGGCTGCTACCCATGGCAAGTACGCGGATCACCACTGCGGCAATTCCAACACGGTTGATCCGACGCACAAGTACCTGTGCTGGGAGTGCAACCAGATCCGCAAGGATAAGTGCCTGCTAGTAAGTTTGAAATCGCTGAAGGGTATGAAGGGTCCGAGCTGCGGTGAGTGGGAAGTGCAGCGCGCGGGCGATTTTGAAGTGCCGCTCATGGCGTTGAGCGTTGACGCGGCCGGGTTCGCCAACGCGGCGAATGGCGAGTGGGGTTGCGTGAACTGCCCGTACCAAGAGAAGGCGTTCGAGGCCGATAGCTTGGGCAACACGCTGTACTGTCGTGTTTGGGAGTGTCGCGTCAACGCAGAGGTTGGCTGCTGCCGCGTCAATGGCAACAAGACAATTCCGCTGCCCAAGGATTGGGACACGGGCCTCGATCCCGACGACCCGTGGGAGAAGAAAGGCGCGAAGGATGCGGACAATGATGCGGAGAAAGAAGTCTCCATAGGCAAGGGCATGCGCGCGGCCATGGAAAAGGCGCTGAAGCAGAAAAGTTGACGAACGTAGCTGGCTGTGGTGGCATAGCCAGCGTTGACTCTCGACTGTAACCCGGCTTCGTCATCCGGCGCTCACCAGAGCGGCGTATTTCGGTCTCGCACACCGAGGAGGGTAGTGGATAGTCCATAACCTTTTTCGGAGTGCATATCATGCCGTTTACCACAGAAGCCCTTGCCTACGCCGGCAACGCGGCCATCAATTACTACCTTCGCAATGAGCCGATTGACCAAATCAACATCAATCGTCCGCTCATCAAGAAGCTCATGGAGACCAAGAAAGCCTACGTGGGCGGTCTCCAGTACGTTGTCGAGCAGCTTCGCTACTCGAACGACTCGAACTTCCAGAGCTACTTCGGCGACACCCAGGTCACCTACAACCGCAAGCGCACCTTGCAGCAGGCCAAGTACACGTGGGGCTCCTTCCATGACGGCTTCGGTCTGAACGAGGATGAGCTGGCGCAGAACGGCATCGTCATGACAGACGACAAGTCGTCCACGCCGACCGACGCGGAGAAGGTGCAGCTCACCAACCTGTTGCAGGAGAACGCTGAAACCCTGAAGCTCGGCTTTCAGGAGAACTTCGACTACATGTTGCATTTGGACGGCACGCAGTCGGCGACCAACATCCCCGGTCTCGACCTGTTGATTTCGACCACGCCGGCAGTGCCGATGGTGGTCGGCGGTCTGGACCAGTCCGTGTATCCTTGGTGGCAGAACAACGCCATCACCGGTATCAGCACCGGCACGGCAGGCAACCTGACGGAGACCATGGAAATCCTGTGGCGCGACTGTACCCGGTACGGTGGGTTCAGCCCTGACTACATCCTCGCGGGCGAAGCGTTCATCGACGCATACCGCAAGGACACCAAGGCGACTATCAACCGCACTGTGTTCATGAACGGCAAGGCCGACAACATCGACCACGCGGACGGCTCGATTGGTGATGACGGACGGACGGGCTTGTACTTCAAGAGCCGGGAAATCATATGGGACCCGGTTATGACGGTGCTCGACCAGCTCTACAGCCCGAGCATCCCGTGGCAGAAGCGCTGCTACTTCATCAACAGCCGCTTCCTGAAGCTGCGGCCGATCCAAGGTCACTGGATGATTAACCGGACGCCGCCGCGCGTGTACGACCGTTACGTCCACTACTTCGCGCTCACCGCGAAGGCGGCGTTGACGACCGGCAAGCGGAACGCCCACGGAGTGTGCTCCATCGCGTAATGCGGTGGCTTAGGTGGCCGGCGTAATGCCGGCCACCTTACACAACACAACAAGTTTTCTGGAGAATCAATCATGTCTCTCTCAGCGGTAAATGTGACGAATCTGCCGATCTACCTGCCCTTCAACAAGGCTCCGGTTCCGTTCGGCGATGCCATCGAAGGTCTGACCTGCACCTCGGCGGCTCCCGGCGTGTTGAACGCAGCGGGCTACGTGCCGACCAACGGTGACTTGGTTGCCATAAGCTATCTGTCCGGTGGGTCTTTCCCAACCGGCCTCGGCATCGGCACCATCGGTCAGTACCCGAGCTTCGCGGGCAACGCTTCCGTTAACCCGGTCGGCCTCGCGGCTGCGGCGTACTACGTCGTATCGGCGAACGCCGCTACCGGCAACTTCTCGCTCTCACTGACGAAGGGCGGCGCGGCCATCACCACGTCGAGCACTGGCTCCCTGCTCGTGCTGCACCTCTTGAGCGGTCAGGTTGATGGTCTGCCTCTGCCATTCAAGCCGGGCAACACGGTCGTCGTGGAGAACAACACGGGCGGCTCGTTGACCTTGCAGGGCGCAGCCGACGCGGGTCAGGCGACGCCGGGGAATGGCTACAACCCTCCGACCGGTCCCGGCACGTGGAACACCCTGGCGGTTGTGCCGGCGAACTCGGTCGTGAGCGGGGTCAATCTGGCCTACGACTGGATTCGGGTGAGCACTTCGGGCACTCTGTCGCTGCAGCAAACCTAAGCTGCGTCACCAGAGAAGCCCCCATGTTGTACGAACGAGTAAAGATCACACGGGACCCGCACACGGTTTATAACCGGTCGGTGCTCCCGTGGGAAATCGCCATCCTCGAATTCACGTTCGAGGAGGGCAATGTGCAGCGCACAGGAAAGTTTGAGCGCACCGACGTGCCGTACCCCGAGCCCCACGTTGAGTTTCAACGTCTGGTTCAGGCATACGGCTCCGATCCGCAAAACGGGACGCCGTACGCGGCTTCCGTGTACGGGCAAGCGTCGGCAGGCGTCAACGCTCTGAGGCGGGCCATTGCCGAGGTGAAAGCGGAGGACGCGGCCACGAAGCCCAAGGTAGCGTCCAAACAGCGAGCGCGAAAGGCACCGACTGCCCGAACGCTCAACGATCCGTTAATGGCTTGAGTGGGGCTCCTATCGCGGTAGCGATAGCTTGAGGGCTCGGGCGGCAACTCCCGAGCCCGCTTTTTATACGGAGGGCGTATGACAGTTCCGACTGGTAAAGGCACCATAACAAACCCTGTATCCTGGCAGGACAACTCCGGTAACGTTCCGCCGCTGGCGTTCCAAAACGTCCCTATAAACTCTAACAATCCGCTGAATGGGGACGGTAGGTACTGGTTTGTAGGTAACAATGCGTCTGTCAATTACCTAGATGGAGTCATTGGCCTGTTTCATCTGGATACGTCTCCCGTTACGGATGCAACAAGGATATTCCCAAACCTTACTCTACAAAACGGGTTTGGCATTTCAGTGTCTGTATTCAAGTTTGGTACAGGGTCGCTCGACTGTATGTCCTCATCTGCCAGCGTATCTAATTCAGGCGCTGGCGGCCCGAACTACCCATCTGCAAACCAAGCGGCTTTTGCAGCCATACCAGCCAGCGAACAAACATTACTGCAAGACGATTTTACGATTGAAGGTTGGTTTCGCATATCGCCCAACACGGTAATACCGTTCCACGTAATAAATTACGGTCAAACATCGTTCAACTCTGACAATGGAGTTTACATAGCTATAGGCAGAACATCTGCAACAGTGACTGTACAGATGGGCGCTGGAGGAGCCATAGTATCGTCGGCGTATGCTGATCTTGGCACGGCGGAGTTCCATCATTTCGCTTTTGTACGATCAGCGGCACTCGGAACTCTAGTTCTGTACATCGACGGCGTTAACGTGGCGAGCGCGTCTTTGGCAACTTGGATTCCAGTCCTTGCTGCGGGGACACCGCAGTACATATCGCTCGGTTCTAATCCTGCCGTCAATGGCGGAACTGGATCGGGTTGGATTGATGAGGTGCGGCTATCGAGCAAAGCACAGTACCTTGCTAACTTCACGCCGTTGCAAAATGCGTTCCCGCTGGTTGCCAACAACGCAATAAACTTCATTGGCGACCCAACGCAACTCACCGGCACAGCCACTTTGACGTGGCAAATGGCGCAATTGTCCAGCGACGCTGGCGTAGCGTCTATCATATACACCACGGATGGAGTGGTGTGGAACTCTCTAGCTTTGCCGAATGCGCTGCAAGGACTCCAAAGCGGTTCCTTAAACGTGTCACTGGCTGGTGCTACGCAGCTAAGCTTCGGAACTACGTTCTTCGGTAGCGTTGTGCCCGGCGCAACTAACACAGAGATAGCTGTCGCTGTAACTCGCAATGAGAACGAAGCAATAGCTTGGGACAATCCAAACCCATTCGACCCAGCGGCGTTCAACGAGACAGAAGTTCCTGACATGTCGGGTGACCCTAACACCGACACTCTAGCCAACTTGCGGCGGCGGCTTATAATTGACCTTGGGTTTGCTACACAAGCCGCGTCTCCGCCGCCGGGCATGGCGCTATACGCCAACAATATGCTGTACGGCGTGCAGAAGTGGCTCTACCGTAAGTATCAGGCGCTCAACACACGCAGGTTCTTCAGATGGAAGCTAATCCCGAACCAGCGGTTCTATTCGCTACGGGACAATGACGATGGCGTAACAGCCAACAACGGCACGCGGTTTCGCATGGACCCGCTCAAGACTATAGAGTGGGCCGGCATTCAGGACACTCGTAACGTCTGGTACCCGCTCATTGAGGGTATTCCGCCGCAGCTATACACGATGATATGCAAGCCGTGGCGTCCAGCTAGGTACACCATACGAACAGGGATCGAGGTATACCCAATGCCCGATCAGACTTACTGGCTGTGGCTAAAGGGTAACTTCGGTCTTATGGCGTTTGCGGCTGACTCTGACATCACTACGCTAGATAGCGAGTTGGTATACCTGTACGCACTCGCGCGGGCTAAGGCGCACTACGGGCATCCTGACGCTAACAACATAGCTGCTCAGGCGAATAGCTACAGGGGCGAGCTTGTGGCCGGGACGCACAAGACAGCGCACTACGTGCCAGGAACTATAGCTGTTCCTCCTGCGGTGCGGCCAACACTCATACAGTATCAGGATAACCAGAGCGGCTAATCATGCGACCAGTTCCTCTGACAGTCGTGCGGGGCGGCATCAACCGTCTTAAGGTGAAAGGCGGGGCGAGCGCTCAGCAGCTCTACGACCTGACGAACGCCTACATCACGCAGGCAGGTACCATCGTTCCTCGTGAGGGCACGATTCGCTTTGCGACACTCGACGGCTCCACGGCCGGGCTCGCGGCATTCCAGGGCAAGCTGAACGTATTCTCAACGTCGCTTCACACCGTGCCGTCCGGCTTCGTGTGCAACATTCTGGCGCACCCAACCAACCCGGCTGCGACGCTAACGACTATATGGTTTGCGAAGCCATTTCTTGGCTTCTTGTACGTTGTGGCGCAGTTCAGCACGGGCGAGACGTTTCACTACTGGCTACAGAGCAACGGAACATGGGCGGCCAACACGGTGTACAAGACCGGAGGTATAGTCACGCCGCTGGCGAGCCCTAACGGCTTGGCGTATCAGGCTACCCGCAACATGCCGCAGAACTCAACGTGGACTTCAAACTCCAACGTGACTGCTGGCACCGTTATCGAGCCGACAGAGTACACCGGCTTCGCCTATCGGGCTGTGGCGGTAGCTGGCACGTCACCGCACACCGGTACTACGGAGCCTACGTGGCCAACAACGAGCGGCGGCATCGTGCAGGAGTTTGGTGACTTCGACACGACGCAGAATACCTCCGGCACGGGTTCGGACGTAGTAACTGCTCAACCGCTCGGCACTAACATCACCGACCGTTACGGCGACTCGGAAACCATCGCCGGCAACACCGGTACGGCGAGCACCATCACCACGACGGCTGAGGCCAGCACGAGTGTCACCACATGGGCTCCTGGCACGACGTATGCGCCGGGTAGCGTCGTGCAGCCCAGCACGGGCCAAGGCGCATTCATCAACGCCATTCCCAACGGCGACTTCGAGGCCGGCGACGACGGTAGTTGGACGTTCAGTTCAGCCAACGTGACCATCCAGAGCACGAACGTCTACCAAGGCAGCTTCGCCGTGAAGCTCCAGCCGGGCTCAGGCCACGGCACGGAGTACACGCGCATGTTCAACTTCGGTACGGTGACGCCCGGCCAGAGCGTGACGGCGAGTGCCTATGTGAACCCTAACAACAGCGGCGCTGACACTACCATGTTCCTGTTCTTGGATTGGTATAGCAGCTCCGACGTACTTCTCAGCTCGACTTCGAGCGCCGGCCAGCAAGGCGGCGGCTACCGTCAGGTGAACGTGACGGGCAACGCACCGACCGGTGCGGCTCACGTGCGCGTGCGTATACAGTCGCAGACAGGCACGAGCCCGAACCCGAGCTATGCGGACTTGGTTACGTGGAACTTGGAGACTGCCGCGTCGGTATCCAACTTCCTATATGAAGCTGTGCAGGCGGCTGCGGCCTCATCCGGTTCCACGGAACCAACTTGGCCAACCACGGCTGGCAACACCGTCGTGGACAACGGCGTTACGTGGAAAGCCATCGGCACGTCGATCATAACATGGCAAGCCATCCCTATCATGGAGTCGGGCGCTAGCGAGCCGACGTGGCCTACCACTATCGGCAACACGGTCAACGACCCGAGCACGTATACTACTCAGGACGGTCATGTGACCAACACCAGCATGTCGTGGACGACCATAAATCGACAGGTTACCGACACGAATAACCCTAACAGCGTTGCGGTTGTGCTGGGCGCTTCGCACGTGTTCGCCGGCAACAACGACATCTGTTCGTACTCCGCTGCTGTCGATCCTATGGACTGGAGTACGACCAACAACGCCGGGTACCTACCGACCGGGCTGAACAACTATGGCGACAATCCGGTTGCCGTGCTGGCGCTATATCGCTCCAATCTGATCGTCATGAACTCTGGCGGCTACCAGATGTGGCAGATAGACCCCGATCCGCAGAATATGGCTTTGCTAGATGCGCAGCCGGTGGGTTCCATCTACACGCGCGCCGCACAGTCGGTAGCCAACGACCTACTGTTCTTGACGGAAGTTGGTGTACGCAACCTGGGTACGGTGGGGGCCACGGCGAACATGGCTGTCGGCTCGACCGGTCAGCAGGTTGACCCATTAGTGTTGGCGCAGCTCAACGCGAAGGTCTACACACCCATCAGCCTGTACTATCCTGGGCGCGGCCAGTATTGGCTGTTATTCGGGCCGCAGGCGTTCGTGCTGACAGTGAATGGCACGAACCAGAAAACATGGAGCCGGTACACCTTCCCCGACACCATAACCGACTGGTGCCTTAACGGTGAGACGCTGTACCTGCGCTCGGCCGGCAATCTCGTCTGGCAATTCGACTACAACACGCTGGTGGACGACTCGGGCGGAGCCAACACGTATTTCACTTCGACTATACAGTGGCCGTACCTCGATGCCGGCGCAATCGGCTTTAACAAGATGGTTATTGGCTTCGATCTTATCGGCAGCGGCGCTGTCTCTGTGCAGGTTGGCTGGAACCAGCAGGACAAGACGACCTACTCCGACAACGCCGGGTTTGCCACGAGCCAGAACGTGTCTGCGCCGTACACCCTGTCCATCATGGACACGGTACCCGGCGAGCCTGTGCCGTTCCCACTGACGGCCCCGAGCTACACGCTGATTTTGAAGTTCAACTCTAACCAACCGGGGCTAGACTCTCCCAACAGCCAAAGCTGGGAATGGGAAGGGGCTAACCTCTACGTCCAAGACCTTGGGGGCGGAGGAGCAACAGGATGATTATTCGCTGCTACAACGATCCCTACTTGTTGGACTTCCTCAAGGTCTGCGCCGCGATGCCCGAGGACGAGCGCGCGCAGCTCGAAGCATTCACCGGAGTCAAATACGACGTGGACGGTGCCGCTGTCGGCAACTTTACGTCTCCTGGCCCAAAGTGGGTCATCAAAGCTGCTGAGACAGAGGAGGAATTGGCCGCAGGGCTCGCCACCCCTCTGGTCGTCGGAGGGTTTAACCCACAGCGGCCGGGAGTGTTCAGAGACTTCCTTCTAACCACGGCGCAAGCCTGGGAAGGGCGTAATTGGTATCACGTGACGCGCATTTGCAAGCGCATCATGGACGACATGCTCCACAGCGGGTTTTGCCACCGGCTGGAGTGCGTCGCGCCGGCCGCCAGGGTGCAAAGTCGCCCCGAGCTGGTCAGATGGTATAAAGTCCTCGGCTATACGAAAGAGGGCCATCACCACGGGTACTGCGCCAACGGCGCAGACGCGATAAGTTTTGCCCGAGTGAGACACTGACATGGGTACCAACAATTCAGCCGCCAACGCCGCGAATGCCGCTAACACTGACCGGCAGAACCAGATTAATGCGTCCATCGGGCAGATCACGCAGGCGTATTCGTCGCCGCAGCGCGCGGCGCAGGTTGACCAGTACGGGCAGCAGGTAGGCAACTACCTCACCGGGCAGGTCAATTCGCAGCAGGCGACGAACGCGCGCAACCTGAAGTTCGCCATGGCTCGCTCTGGTTTGACGGGCGGCTCGGCTTCTGTCGATGCCAACACCCAGCTAGGCAAGGACTACAGCACGGCGTTGTTGCAGGCGTCGCAGCAGGCGCAGAACGCCAAGGCCAGCTTGTCGCAGTCGGACATCAGCGCCAAGAATCAGCTAATTGGCCTCGCGCAGCAGGGCTCGTACATTGGTGCAATCCCGCAGCAGGTTGCCCAGGCGCAGAGCGCGAGCCTCGGGGCTGCGCAGACCTACGCGAACCCCCAAGCGTTGGGGAATTTGTTCGCGAGCACAGCTCAGATTTACAATAACGAGCAGACAGCAGCGGCCAACCGAAAGGCGCAAGTATCGCCAATCGGTAGCCTATACGGGTGATGCATGGGTACCGGAACCTTTTTTAGCAAAATGGCGAGTTTCGACCCGTTGGCCCATGCGCTGCATTTGCCTGGGGCAAACAAGTATGAGCAGCTACAGGCCAGTCAGGCGGCGGGCAATTCGAGTCGCGGCCCGTATGCGGGTGTTACTCCGACTCTTGCTGGGGCCAACGCTGGATATGCTGCTGGCGGCCCTGGAAGCAACCCGAACTACACTCCGTGGGCCATGCCGAATATAGGCAACGGTTGGCAGAAGTTTGCCGCCAGCCAAGGCAGCAAGTCTCCGAGCCCGTGGGGTCCGCAAGACAACAGCGGCGTGAAGACGCAGAACATGGGCGGTGGATTCTAACATGGGCACCAAGAACTTTTTCACGAAGCACGCTATGCCAACACAGGGCATGAACATGGCGGCTCGCGCTTTCGGCTCTGGCTCGTACGCTGCGCGTACTAACGGTATGCGCGCTCAGAAAGACTTGGGCGCTGCCATGGCGGCCGGCACTCACGGGCTGAAGAACACCGTTAAAGACGCGGCCAGCAATGCGCCGGGTCCTAAGAGGACGTAACATGGGTACGGAAGAATTTTGGGTTCCAGCCGTTCTGGCCGCTGCTAGCACTGGCGCAACGTACGTCAACCAGCAACAGGCCAATCAGCGTCAGAACGACGCTGAGGTAATGGCGCAGCAGAACCAACAGGCCATCACTGACAAGGCCAATCAGGCGACGCGCAACCTGACACAACAGATTGCGAAGAACAACCCTCGCACCATTGCTGGTGAGGCGACGGGCGACTACGTGTCACAACTTCGTAAAAACGCGGCGGGTTCCACTCAAGGCGGCTCGACCACGGGCGGAGCGCAGACATTCGGCCAGTCAACGTCTTCGTTGGCTCCGGTGTCTGCAAGCTCCCGCTACTCGAAGGACACGGCATCGTCGCAGAAAGAGGTGCAGGACTTCGGCGACAACTACGCCCAAGAGCTTGGAACTATCGACGCGGCGACGCGGCAGCGCCAGAACGAAGGTCTGGCAATGGGCACCTTGGGCACCCAGCTCAATACGCTCGGGGCGCAGAGCTACGGCCAAAATTTCGTGGACCAGCTCCGCGCACAGGCGTCAGGACAGGCGAACCCATGGATTAGCCTAGCCTCGGGGTTGTTGGGCAACGGCGCGAAGGCGTACTCTATGAACGCTGGCGGAAAGACGCCGGGCTCCATACCCTTCGGCTCCACGTACGTGGGAGACCAGACGGGCTCCACGGCAAACTACGCATAGGTGATTCATGGCTGGTCTCGGAGACATGCTTGCTGGTATCGGCGGAGCCCCGGTTAACCGACCGGCTCTCCAGGCGTTCGTCGCCAACAGTCAGGCTACCAACGGGCTGCGCACGGCGCAGACCGAGGAGGCGTTGCTCAACGCGCAGAACACGCGAGACGAGCTGGACGCCAAGAGCCGCGTCGAGGGTGCCCTCGGCGACTATCTGGCCTCGACGAACGATCCGCACTCGAAAGAGCACGCCGCGCTCATAAGCAACGTCATGCGTGCGAAGTTTGGCAGTTTCAAGGATTCGGAAGCCGGTCTAGGCGATGCGCTTAAAAACACCAACACGCAGACGATCATGGACCCTAACGCTGACCCGGCGAAGCGGCTAGCGGCTGACCAAGCCAACAATCCGAGCACCAATCCGTATCAGGTTGACCAAGGCCAGCTCATCCCGCGCTTCCAGGCCGACCCGAATAACCCGACCGTCGTCCAGACGCCGGGCTCGACGGCCACACAGGGCGCGCAGCACGAAATAGCTCGTCTGCACGGCGCGCAGGCAGACGCGGGCGGCTTCAACCCGCATACGGCTGGCACAGCAAACTTGCCGCCCGAGCAGCAGGCCGCTATACAACACGCTGTTGACGAAGGGCGGTTGAACTTCAAGGACATCAACAGCCGTAACGCCAATATCATCGGGAGCCTTGCGCTGAACAACCCGTCGTACAACTTCAACCGTGAGGCGGCCGACGCGGCGCTCAGCCGCAACTCTACCTTCCAGCAGCGCGCCATGGTTGTGGATTCACTACCGGGGCTGGTTTCTAACACGGCTTCGTTGGGCAAGAAGCTCAACTACAGCGACGTGCAGGTTGCCGGCATGGCGAAGAAATGGTTGCTCGGGCAGACCAACGACCCAGACCTTACGGAGTACATGACCGCGCGTAACGACGTGCTCATGAAGATTGCGAACGTAATGCGTGGAGTTGGTATGTCGGATAAGGCGCACGAAGCCGAAGTTGAAGCCATGCACCCAACGCTTTCTCCAGCCGCTCTCGACGCATGGGTGAAGGGCCAGATGACGGCCATCACTCCGCTGATGGAGCAACAGAAGCGCGCGGCGCACATCGGTGAGCCCGGTGTTGGAACTCAGAACCCAAAGCCGAATGTCGGGCAGGGCCCTGACATGTCAGACCCGCTCGGTCTGCGGAGCAAGTAATGGCCGGCATCACAATGCAGGACGTGCGGGCGAAGTTCCCGCAGTACAACGACATGAGCGATGATGCGCTTGCGTCGGCGTTGCACCAGAAGTTCTATGCGGACATGCCGCAGGACCAGTTCTACTCGAAGATCGGATATTCGCCGAAGCCGGCTGCGCCAGCCGAGAACCCGCAAGACATGTCTTTCGGTAAACAGATACTAGGTAGCGCGGAGCTGGCGGGCTCCGCCATTGGAAACATTCCGCACGGCATAGCGCATGCTGTATCAGACCTGTATCACCGGCTGAGCGGCGACCCGAACGCGAAGGACCCTGGCTGGGTAAGCTCGCTTCACGTGCCGACCGGGCAGGCTGGCCAGGAGTTGAGCCAGGGGTTGGGTGACAGCCTGACGCAGACTATCGACGCGGCCGGCGGCGGTGACGCGGTGACTCGTGCTGTGGGCGCAACTAACCATTATATGACCGACGATCCAACTTCCGGCACCCAGGCTGTTGTGCAAGCAACGCTCCCGGCTGCTGGCGACATCGCCACTCTTGCTGGTGCCAAAGGTATTCCCGGTGCCGTACGCGGTGCCGTGGGAAACGTGGCTAACGCGGCTCGCGGTGTGGGTGAAGCGGCGAGCGGCAACGGCTTCGACATGCCCGAGGAGCCGACGCCAGCCGACGTGGGGCTCAAGGCTCCCAGCACGCCGCCGCTCAAACCACACCAACAAGTCGGCAACACCATTGGTGGTGCAGAGGCCAGTGTTCCCAAGGGAACACCGCTGAGCCCCGAGGCGTTGGCCGAGGCGCGCAAGGCCCCTGGCGCTGTCATGGGCCGCGTTGCTGCGGCTACCCCAGATGGGCCGATGAACGAAGCAGAGCTGGCGCAGCTCGACGGCATCGGTGGCTCTGGTGTACCTGTCTCTGGCCAGGGCTCAATTGCCAACATCGAGGGGTTGCGCGGCAACCTCAAAAACATACTTGGCTCTCAGGGTGTGACCGGCCGGCAGAAGGTTGACTGGCTCCAGGCGTTGCGTACCAAAGGTTACAAGAACTCAGCATCCATAGACCCCGGCGCACAAGAGCTGGGCGATGCCCAGCTCGACGCGGCGAACGTGTTGGAAGGCCACATAGAGCGCAGTTTGCCGAAGGACGCCGACGTTGACATTGACCAGTTCCGCTCCGCGCGCACAGCTCTGGCCAAGAATCACACCGTCGAGGCGGCACTTAAAGGTGGCAACATCGACATGGCGGCGCTCGGCCGCATGTTCCAGCGCAACCCGAACCTGCTCACGGGCGGCCTCGGCATGCTCGGGCGGTTCGCATCCGAGAACCCCGAGCTGGTCGGCATGGGCAACCGCTTTCAGGAGTCGCTGTCGGACGTGGCCAATGGCGTAGACCTGACGAAGCCGGCTACGTGGCTCAAGCCGGTCACCGGAGCTGTCGGCCGGATTAAGGCAAATCGCGAGGCGGCCTCGGGCGTCGAGGCGGCGCAGCGCGCCTTCCCCGGAACCCCGCCCGAGCGCTTTGCGCCGATTGAGCGCGGCCCACCGCAACCGCCGCCAGGAATGACGGCGGGTCCGATGGGCTCGCCGCCTGCGCCCGGTGGGCCGCCTGCCTCGTTCTCTTTGGCGGACGTGCTATCGCACGGAGTCGAGCAGAGCCCGCCAGCGGGGCTGTCCTTGGCTCCCATGGGGGCTCCGAAGGCGCATGGCGTTCCGTTCGTCCGCAACGCCGCGCACGAGGCTGGTGACCTTTCGCTGGACGACTCCGACTCGTGGTTTAAGGGTGGGGCTCCAAGGGGGCTGGGCGACGACATTGCCGGGGTCATGAGCCAGGGTGTTCCTGAAGGAACACTGGCTAGGACGCCGCCGCTAGCTGGCGGATCGCGCCTGGGCGACATGCTGTCCGCACCGGACGCTCCAGAGGTGAAGCTCTCCGCGCCCGAGGGCAAGGCGTTCGAGCCCGGCCAGCGCGATCTATTCCAGGGTCCTCGCGGCACCGGCAAGCCATCGCCTGCCGGCACCCTGAAGACTCAGCCGGGGATGAAGGACAACGAGGTGCAGATTGTTGAGTCTGCGCTGCCGAAGGAAATGCGCGGCAAGGGACTCGGCGTGCAGATGTACCAAGACTTGGCTGACAGGACGCACGCCCAAGGTAAGGTGTTGGTCAGCGATACGCGGGTGTCCGAGCCAGCGCAGCGCATGTACGCCGCGTTGAAGCGTCGCGGCTACGACGTGCGGCGCAACCCTGCCGAGAAACAGGGCTCGGGTGAACTGGTGAGCTACGGCGACCGGCCGGTGTTCGAGGTGCATCCTCCGAAAGACGAGGGCGGCCTGGGCGATCTACTGGCGGCGCAATAATGGGCAAGAAAGTACAAGTACCGGTCATGGGTGGCCTGCGTAAGGTTATACAAATACCAACCCAACAAAACGCCGGCACTACCATTCAGGAGTTTGGTTCCGCAATAGTTACTCTGGCGCAGTTGAAAGCAGCGCTCGGCATAACAACGTCAAAAGGAACACAAGTAGCTGGCGGTGGTACTGCATCGTTGGTTGTTGGCCCAGGCTTATCTGGCGGCGGCGTGCTGGTTGGCCCTGTGCCGATAGGGCTAACAGCGCCCATACCTTGGAGTGTTGGAGACGAGGGCGGCGGGGATGGAGAAGTCGGGCCCCCAGGACAGCAGGGCCGAGACGGTAGCACGGGATCGCAAGGACCGACCGGGCCGGCGGTATTCTTTTTGCCTGATGATCCAGAAGACGCGCTCAATGCAATACCCGGCTCTATTGGCCCCCAAGGGTTAACCGGCGCGCAAGGACCGATGGGACCGGCTGTATTCCTCGAAGCTGATGCCAGTGAGGACGGGCAACCGGGCCCGCCTGGGCCAATGGGTCCTACTGGCGCTACCGGTGCTGCGGGTCCCATTATTTGGATGCCGGGAGATGACGGCGAACAGGGAGACGTAGGCCCCCCTGGGCCGGTGTCAAACATAACTATAACCGGTGTAAACGTCACTCCCGATACGCACCCAACAATCCCTACATCTCAAGACGACGAGTTTGAATCGGGCTCGTCCATAAACCTCGCGCTCTGGACGTGGGTGAACCAAGGTACGGCTACCGCTACCGTGGCGTTAGGGGCGCTCTCGTTCACCAACCCGGTTGAGAATTCCCCCACGTTGCGAATGGTTACGCAGGTGCCAAGCGGCGGGACTTGGAAGTACGCTGCAAAGACGGTAGCTCTATTGCCGGGTGTAAACAATCAAACATTCATAGTAGTTGGAAAGGCTGGCAAGTATATAATTTTCGGCGTGGGTAACGGCGGCAGCGGAACGGCGGGTATAGTTGGGCAACGGTTCACAAACACTACAACATTCGCATCTAGCGCATTTGCCACCACGTACACGTCATCATTGGTAGGACCAATCGCACAGTCATCTCCCGTTGTGAGTATACCTGTGTACGTTGAGATTGATTATGACGGCACAAACCTAACGTTTAATTTCAGCTTCAGTGGGCTGCCGGGCACATATAACCAAGCATCCACAGAAACCGCCGCGTCATTCCTGGGCGGAGCGCCAGACGCTATAGGATTAGGCTGCTACACCAATAACGTCAGCTCGCCGCCAACCCTCGTAGTGGACTGGTTCAGGAAGCTCGCTTAGACTCATCTTACTTTTGGAGATTTCATCATGGCTGCAAATAAGACCCTAAACGTCCCGCCAGCGTTCGTACCGAGCGCGGCCGGCAACCTGTTCAACGTCGGAACCACATCAGGTGCCGTGGGCTTCACGGGTGCAAATCCCTACGCGATCATCAAGCACATTCGGCTGCTCAATAAGTCGGGTGGTTCGGTGAGCGTCACGTTGTACAAAGGTGCAACGGGTGGAAGCGCCAGCGGCACAGAATTTGCGGTAGCGGGGTATTCGATACCGGCCAACAGTTTCGTTGACTGGTACGGCAACGCGCGTTTTGACTCCGCCGACTTCCTCTCTGGCATCGCTGGTTCTGCCAGCGCAATCGTCATAGAGATTGATGGCGAAATCGGCATCGCATAAGGGGAACCGTCATGACAAAACTCTACGTTACAGAATTTCCGGGGCTCGCCGCCACTGTGCAAAGCGACTCTGTGGACATCGCGCCTGAGCCTGCCACGCAGACACAGGTAATCAACACGGCGGCAACCACGGGACAGATTGCCGTTCTCGGTGCGATCACGGGCGGCTCGCTCTACACCAACGGGGCGTATACCAACGTTCCTCTGACGGGCGGCACGGGCTCGGGCGCGACGGCGAACATTACCGTCTCTGGTGGAGCGGTAACCGCTGTGACCTTGGTGTCGCGCGGCTCCGGCTACACGGCGGCCGATTCGCTCAGCGCCGCTGCGGCGAACATCGGCGGCACGGGCTCCGGTTTTGCCATCCCCGTCTCCTCGATCACGCAGCAGATTACGCTCGCGCCCTCGACTCGATTCGTCGAGCTGGCGGCGGACGGTATCTGCTCATTCCGCGTCGGACTTGACCCGGTGGCCACCACGAGCGATGCTCGCATCCCCGCGAACAATCAGCCTTTACGGCGTGGCATTCAAGCGCCTGTCGGGCTGCTCGGGGCTGGCCAGACTCAATGGAAGCTATCGGCTATAACCAACACGTAAGGAGAGAAGCATGTCAACACCAGTCATCAATCCTACCCATGTAAATTGGGAGAATCCGACGCAGGCAATTGCGCCGGACGGCTCGCAGGTTGCATGGGACGCAAACACCGACCTGGGCGGAGTGGAAATTCAGCTCGACGGCGTGCCGGTTGTTTCCGCTCCCGTATCCCTCGGCGCAACGTCATTCGACCTGACCACGATTGCGACCTACCAGTCTCTCCCGGTGGGAAGTCACACCGTGGGGCTGGCTGTGGTCACGAAGGAGGGGGCGGCCAGTAAGTTCACTGACCCCGTGACCTTTCTCCGTTCGGTGGTTCCGTTTGCTCCGACCGGCGTTACGCTGGCTTAAAAGGAAGCTGTCATGGCTCTCGACCCTGTAACAGGCGCTGAGGAAGTCATCGGGAAAGTGGCCGACGTAGTCGGCCGCTTTTTCCCCGACAAGACGGAAATCGAAAAGGCGCAAATCGCAAAGGACCTTCAGCTCACCCTGGAGCAATTGAAGGACACTGCGGCCCAACAGGCTGCGCAGACGGACATCGACAAGGTGGAAGCCGCGTCGGTGGATCGGGTCAACCATTGGCGCGGCGGCCTTGGTTGGGTGGCCACGGCGGGCGCAGCAAACGCCTTCGTGCTAATCCCCGTCGTCAACGTCATAGTGGCGGTCATTCACGGGCAGTCCGTGCCGCCGATGGACACAACGACCTTGCTCGAAATTCTCGGCGGCATGCTCGGGCTCACCGGCCTGCACATCACCGACCGCAAGCTGAATGGGGCGAAGTCGTGAGTCCCGACATAAAATGGGCGTGTACGAGCATTGGGACGTGCGTAGGGAGCTTCCTAGCGTACGCGGTGCCAACGTTGCAGGTCATAGCGCTCTGCGTGTCCATCTACGCGGGTATCAAAGCGCTGAGGCATAGGAAGTGAAGCTCGGGCAGAAAGGCGCGGCTCTCATCAAGAGCCGCGAGCAGCTTCGTCTGCGCGCTTACAAGGCCACGCCCAACGAGAAGTGGTACACCATCGGCTGGGGCCACACCGGGCCGGAGATTACGGCTGACACGGTTTGGACGCTCTCCCAGGCTGAAGCTGCCTTCGCTGCGGACACTGGCAAGGCCGCAGCGGCTGTTATGCGCTCAACCGATGTCCCGCTGACCCAAAATCAATTCGACGCCTTGGTGGCCTTCACGTTCAACGTCGGGACCGAAGCGGAAGGTCACTCGACGCTGTGCCGGCTCGTGAACGCTCGCGACTTCGAGGGGGCTGCGGCGGAGTTTGAGAAATGGAACCATCAGGACGGGAAGGTTTTGCCGGGGCTGACCGTACGACGCGCGCAGGAGCGCGACCTTTTCCTAGAAGTGGCTTGAGCGCCTGGGCGTAGAGACCGGCTACCATATCGACGAACGCCTCGTTGGCGCACAGCTTCGTGCCCATATAGTACAGCACCGCGTGAGTCAACTCGTGGAAGAACGTATGCCAGAGTAACGACTCTGGCATCGTCGCGTTAAGATGTATCTCCTGCCGCTCGAAGTCGCAATACCCTTTGCACTCGTCGCCGTCCGGCGCGATGGCGTAGCCATCATGAAGAACTACGGTCCAGGTGTGGCCAAGTAGTTGAATTGCGGCGGGTATCATAGCGGCGCTCCTCATCGGTGAGAGAGCACGCTACCAGCCTTTCCCGAGCTGCCGCAATCTTGACACGGTGCGCCGGTCGAGCGCGCGGACTTGACTCCGCGCGCTCAAGCAGTTTCAAGAGCTTACGGCTCACGCCTGCGGCACCGAAGCCCAGGCGGCCTTTGGCTTCTTCGTCGGAGCGTCTGCGAACACCTCCATGTCCCAATTGATTCCGATGTCGGGGTGCGTCGTCCAGAGCGCCTGACTGGCCGCCGTACAGCGGAAATTGTGTTGCGCCGCGTACTCGTCGTAACCCTTCAGAGAGTTGTTGACGATGATATGCGACATGCGCATGTACTGATGCCAGTGCCCGCACTCCAGCACGTCAAAGCTCTGGTCTATCGCCGCGTTGCGCTGCTGCTTCTTCTGCGTGCCGCGCATGATGCTGCCGATAGGGCCGATGATAGAGTCAGAGGCGGGGAACTGGTCGCCGTGCGTCAACAGCATGCGCGTGTTGTAGACGCGGTACAGCGCGTCGGCCGAGTCAGGAATGTAGAACGAGAACCGCTTGTCGGCGGCGAGCGCATCGGCCAACATCTGGTACAGCAGCCAGCCGAAGCTTGTCGCGTTGCGGTCCTTGTTCCACGTCTTCTTGGTGTCCCGGTCGTGGTTGCCCGAGACGCACGGCACGAACACGTTGCCAAACACGTCGGCCAGATACAGGAGCGCCGACTTGAGGTGTTTGAACAGGTCCAGCCACGTTGGCATTATGCCCTTCTCGTTGGTCGCGGCAAGCTCCTCGTGGATGTTGCCACCAACCATATCGCCGCCCAACTTGACAACAATGCCAGGGTAGCGCATGCCAGGATCGAGTATGCGCAAAAGATACGGCACGCGCTCGACGACGTGACGCAGGCGGCGGCGAGCAATGGCGAGGTTGTACTCGTTGACGCCGTTTACCTGCTCCTTGAACACGCGCTCGCCCCAATGCAGGTCGGAGAGCAGCAGGTTTGGTACGCCCGGCGCTTTGCTGGAAGCCGAGGGCTTCACAACCCACTCTGGAATGTTCAGCTTGTTGGTTTCCAACTTCAGCGTGCCGAGGTAGTCGCGCACGGCGTCGGCGGTGATTTCCGCTTCTTTCAGCCGCACAACTTCCGACTGGAGTTGGGTGATGATCCGCGCCGGGTCGTTCTCGGCGAGGAATGAATCTACTGTCTTCTTACTCATTGGTCATCTCCGGTGTCCAGCGGAACTTCGCCGGCACGACCTTGGAGTCTGCAAACCACACGAACCGCGCCCTGCGCCCCAACAGTTTGGGGACGAAGGCGACATGCTTGCGGTAGCGCTCGCGGTACTTCGTCAGCTCCGCGAGTTGCAGACCGCAGCGCTTGGCGAAGTCGGTCTCGTTGTCGTGCTCTTGCGGCCCGACCTTCAACAGCGCCTTCAGCGCCGTGTCGATCTTCCCGGCCACGATGGTGTCTCTATCGTTCTCGCGCATGAAATCATCCAGGGTTTTGGCTTTGGTGCTCATGTGGGGCTCCTATCGTTGTGTTACTTGCCAGCTAGCTCGTCGCCGAGCTGCTTGTTGGATTTCTTACGGTCCGGCAGGTTCTTCGAGGCTGGGCCAGCGGCCACGAAGTCCTGCCCTACGGACTTTGGTATACCAATCGTCGAGCGGCCCGAGGCGGCTGCGTACATGGCCCTACGCTGGGCTTCACTGACGATTGGCATGACTAGATCCTCGTTGCGCCGTCTGTGCGAGCTATCCAGCAGTTCTGGCACTCACAACCAGTCTGTGGAGAAGCTATGTTCGGGTTCTGAGACAACAAGCATGCCAGATAAGCCGTACCGGGTGCCAGTGTTCCCATGGGAACCCTTGGAACCTTGGCCTCCTGCTCCTCGATACACAGCTCCAGGGCCGCCAGGGCTCGCCACGCGGCCTCAGCCAGGACGTAGACGCGCTCGAAGCCTTCGCCGCAGGCTGCCTGCACTTCGGGCGGTAGCTCCTCGAATACAAGCCCGTCAACCTCGTACTCCAGCATGTGGCGGAACAGGCTCCCGAGCTGGTCTCTGCTCTTGCCGCGAGCCCAATTGATGTCGGCCGGCTTACGCTCGGGATTGTAGCGCACGTTGTTGGCCACGCAGACGCGCGTCACCTCGCGGAGAGCCTTGGGGAAGTACCGCGCTATCATGGCGAATACGGGAAGGTTCTTCCGTTCCGTGTCGTTGGTTGGAAAGAGGCTCATGTGTTTTTCCCTATCATGTCCAACACATACTGGCGAGACACTGGCTGAACCAAGCCAATTTCGCGACGGTCGAACAGCGCGAACTTCAGGTCGTTCAGCAACCCGACGTAGGCTTCCAGCTTCGCACCGCGCGACTTTTCCCAACCGTGCAGCAAGACGATGCCCTCGATGCCGTCATCTGTTATCAGCTTCACATCGCGCGATAGGCAGTCCGCCCAGGCACCGAGTAGGTCTGTCTCGAAACCGGTTATGTTGTGCGCCATAACACGCGCACGGAATTCGTCGTCATCCAGCTCAGCCGGCGACACCACGGTATAGCCGTGCTCCCTTAGCAACTTTGCTACCCCGTCGAAGTAGGGGAAGTTGAATTGCGGAAGCCGGCTCATTGGACCAGCAATATAGACTTTCATCGTCGTCTCCTGTTGGCCGAAGCCAGTATTACATCTTGAACAGATTGGTTTTCGTGGTGAACCTTCATGACGTTCTCGTCCTCAGTCCCGCGCGCCACGATGTCGTATATGAACATGCCGTCTGTGCGGCCAATCTGGAATTGGCGCATCGCGCCGACACGCTCGATAATCTGCATACGCTCGCCCGTCTTCCAGTCGTGGCCGAAGAAGGCGATCTTGTTGCACACGTTCTGCAAGCCGTCTATTCCGTGGCCCATCGACTTCGGGTGGGCAACTCCAACTCGTATATTTCCTGTCTTGAAAGCCTTGAGCCCTTGCGGCGTGCTGATATCCATAGCCTGCTTGCCGAACCACTTCAGGATTCTGTGTTTGTCTGACTGGAAGGCATACGATACCAAGACTGGCGATCCAGAGGCTTCAGAAACCACTGAGTCGAGGATTTCAAGCTTGCGGTCGTGAAGCTCGACCCACTCTGGCCTCTCGGTGTACACAGCACCATTAGCGGCCTGGAGTAGCTTCTGAGTAAGCGCTGCTGCGTTGACGGCGTTAATGCTTGTTCCCAACTCCTCGATTTCAGCATAGCTCTCATCCTCCAGCTTCTTGTATATCGTCCTTGCCTTGGCAGGCAAGTCGAACTCCAGGCGCGTGTGTATCGGTGCCTGCAAGTTGAAATAGTCCTTGGGGTTCACGGTCAGGTAAATATCGCGTATCAAACCCGGTATCTCTGAGGTAGCGTTCGGCATAGGCTCTATCCCGAAACCGCTCCATTTCTGCCGAAACCAACGATCCTTGAACGCAGTGTAGGTAAATCCCAATCGCTTTCCACGGTCCAAGTACCACGTCTGGCCCCACAAATCCTTGAGCCCAGCAGAGGCGGGCGTACCAGTAAGATTGATCCACCTGTCTGTCAAGTTGTGGGCTACTCGGGATAAAGCGTGTGCACGCTTCCCACTCTTTCCAGCCCGGTTGTTTCCCACTCCAGCCGAGGTAGATTTCTTCCCGCCCTTCTCCCGGTACCCCTTCAGCCTGTCGCTTTCGTCCGCTATCACTATGCGGTACGGCCACTTCTCCAGCCATTGGTCTACCAGCCAGGGCGCAAGCTCGTAGCTGATTGTGTAGATGTCCGCAGAGCGGTCCGCCAATAGCGCGACGCGTTCGTGTGGCGTCCCAACAATCGGGACAATACGGAGGTGTTGGAATTGTGTCCACTTGGTAGCTTCCTCTGGCCACGTGTCGCGGGCAACGCGCATTGGGCCAATAACTAGGGTTGGATTGCGGCGGTCAATTTCTCCGCGCTTCATGAGCTGGTCGAGCACATACATAGTCGCGCTAGTCTTGCCGATGCCCATGCCCGCCCACAGACCGCAGCGCTTGTGAGACATCAGCCAGTCAACCATTGGAACCTGCGGCTCGCGCAGCACCAACTCTCGCGCGGCGCTGCGTGGCGTCCACAGGTGCCCATAGTCGAGACGCGATTCTAAAGTTGGGACAAGAAGCATGTAACCAGCTCGACCGTGTTGAGTGTCAGGACATTGAAACCCAGCTTCTTGAGCTGGCTATGGACTATCTCCTGCCGGCGCGAGAGCTTACCGCCTTTCGGGCGCTTAAGCTCGACGAAGAACACCCGACCGCCTGGGAGAAGCGCCAGACGGTCGGGGACGCCCGTGAACCACGGCATGCGTAGCTTCCAGCAAAAGCCGCCGAGCGCTTCGACGCCCCCTACCAGGGCGTCTTCGACCACTTCTTCAAGATAGTTAGAGGTGGCCATTTATCGTCGTATGGCCGCCAGAGGTGTGCACGCTGTCGATCTTCACCTTGTAGTTATGGCCGAGGTTACTAACGTTCACAGTGACGTGAGCGCCGACAGACATCTTCTCCAGGCGTGCGGCAACCTCGTCAGTGCCCTTGTACCTCGCAAGCTCGCTCTGTGTCTGGTAGAGCAGCACCTTCTGCTGCTCGTACTTGGCCTTCAGGTCGAGCAATTCCTCCTTGACCTTGGAAAGCGTCTTGCCCATTTCGGCGCACGACTGCGCCGCCTTCACGTACTTGGCTAACAGCCACTCGCGTGTTGATTGACTCATGACATTAACTCCGCGTCTGTCGGGAGTGGTGTGGGGGTAAGCTCAGCCGGCGACACGCCTACACCGCCATGCACCTCGGTGTGTTTGTACGCGGCCATTGTGAGCGTTGGCTGCAGGTAGTCCGCAATGCGCTCCAGCGCAATGACGGCACGCTCCTGCAAGCTCGGTCCTCGCGGCTTACGCTGCGCGGTCTTCTTTTTGGCTTTCTTGGTCGCCATGGTGGTCTCCTATTTGCGGTAACGTTTCGCGGTAAAACCCTTGGCCGCCAGTGGTAGACCCTTCATCCAGGGGGAACACTTCTGAGCCAACTTCGACAGTCGCTTGTCGTCGTACTCCGGCACATCCGGTGGCTCTGTGATGATTTCGTCGTGGACACTCAGGATAGGGTTAAAACCGTCGTCGTCAGCAGCCACCAACCAGTCCATCAGTATGTCAGCAGAAATCGCCTGGACAATGTTCTCTGCCAACTTTCCGCTATAGGTGCTAATTCTACACCACTGTTTGGTGTACGGGTTGACTCCGACAAAGGAAGTATCGTATTCACCCGCCCGAGGAGCAGGGTATGAAAGAAAGCGGCCCGATGGTAGTCGGATTCGTAGCCAGTTACCTTTTCGGTCGATGACGATTCCACGTTTGCCTACCTCTACGACTTTGTGGGGTTGGTTAATGACCGTCTTTACGGCCTTCTCTAAGTCTTCCCAAAACTGCACGATGCCGGGGTGCGCCTCGCGCCACATGATGACCAGCGATTCGCAGGTCATCCAAACACGCTCTGTCAGGCCGTACGTGCGGCGCTTCTTGACAGCTCTGGCGTAGTTGAGAGCGGCCTTCTCCTTAATGCGCTTCGGAATGAGCTTCCAGCCGTCGCGCGCCAAGTCTTCCAGCCGCAGGCCGTACGTCTCGGCCATGGCGCAGAACGCACCAACGCCGCCGTAGTATTGGAGTGCCAGCTCCATTACCTTACCAATCTGACGACGCCAGTCGCCTTCGTCGGCAATGTCCTCGGGGTTGATGCCGAACGCGCGAGCGAACGCTATTTTATATAGGTCCTCGCCTTCGCGTTGGAACTCGCCTTTCTTGGCTAGCTTCGGGTCCCTGTGGGGTATCTTCTTGCCGTATTTATCCAGCTTGAAGGTGTCGTACTTCGCGAATGCGGCGATCTTCCAGTCCTCGCCGGCAATCCAGGCCATTACGCGGCCTTCGATGTTGGCAAGGTCCGCGACGCTGAGCTTGTGGCCCTTCGCGGCGATCATGAGCCCGCGCAGGCACGACGCGG